GGTTCCCCCTTACCCCCTCCTTGACTGAGGAGTAAATTATTAAACAGGTATTGATATAAAATATAAAAAACATAAAAATGGGATTCGTTCCCTTTTTTATTTTTTTCAGAGAATCATATAAACAAATTTTTAGCTTATATGATATATACATGACATTCAAAGATAACAAGTACGCTGTTGTGCGCGATGTATTATCCAAGGAAACTGTTTCCTTATTGCAGTTTCAGAGTAAAATGTTAGAGGATGTCATGTGTTATAATCACAATACATTACCTAATTTGTTCGCTCTTAGTGATCCGCAAAGCCCTAATTCATTTTCTTACTATGGTTCTCTCTTTACTGAATCATTATTGCTCTTATTGAAACCGGTTATGGAAGAACAATTGGGTATTGAATTGTTGCCTACTTATTCCTATATGCGAATTTATTACAAGGATTCTATTTTAGCCAAGCACACCGACCGACCTAGTTGTGAGTATTCTGCTACTCTTTGTATTCAATGTAATAATGATGCTCCATGGCCTATCTCATTCCATTCAAATGATAAGGATATTGAATTAGTCTTGAATGCAGGAGATATGTGTATTTACAAAGGTGACGAGCTTCCTCATTGGAGAGACGCTTGTATTTATGACAATCATATACAAGTATTCTTGCACTATGTTGATAAAAATGGATCTTTCTCTGAGTTCAAGTACGATAAACGGCCAATGCTCGGTATCAAAAAATAATCTTGTTATTATTTTTACTTACTTAAAGTCTTTTCTTGTTATGATCTTATTAGTATGATAACTATTGGGGATGATTTTAAAGGCGATACGTACACCAGATATATTTACTCTAATCCAAATTCATTGTCCAAAGAGTTGTGTGGTGAAATCATTTCTAAGTATGAAGAATCTAAAGATAAATACGATGGCATGACGCTAGGAGGTGTTAATCGCGATGTAAAACATACTAAAGATCTTATATTACGAAGTAGCGAATGGGATAGAATTACAAGCACGTTGCGAAATGAATTACATCTGAATTTAAAGACATTTCTTACACAATTGAATAATGTAGAAGATTTCAAAAGCTCAAATAATCACTCCACTTACAATGATTTCCGGATTAATTTTCCAAATATAACTACTGATAGTTTTATGGCTCAAAAATACACAGCTAACCAAGGTCGTTACGTTTATCATAATGATTCAATGATTGAATGGGATAGTAAACGCAAGCGTTTTATGACATACTTATGGTATTTAAACGACGTAACCGAAGGCGGCGAAACTGCATTTGATGGCAAATATCAAGTAAAACCAACAGCTGGAAAACTAATATTGTTTCCGGCATCCTGGACGTTCCCTCATTGTGGAAAAATGCCCGTATCATCGGACAAATACATAATTACCGGTTGGATATACACAACAGAACATTCTTAACTACAACAATATAGAGATAAATACACAGGAACGTCCATATATAATGGACGTTCCTCGCTTAATTACAGTTGATGATTCATTTAATATCGTACCATATGAAGGTAAGACCAATGAAACCTCGTGGTTATTATGTTCGGATAACGACGTAAACGGCGTAGTTGTCATTACAAATATATCTGGCGAAACTAAAAAATACAAGGAATTTAATGAGAATTGTAAATTATATATTGCGCCATTACGCAAGAATAATCTATTTTATATTCCAGCTGACACATTCTTTACTATTATTGGTGGTGATGCAACAAAAATTACTCGTATATCCGTCGCCGAGGATAAATTAACGAATGATATTGCAATCAAGGAAATTAACGTTTCGCAGAAATTAGACTTTGAATTCTACAACAACCTTTTATATAATGGAGAATTTGATCTTAAATATGCAGATATAATTCAAACTAATGGTCTATATCAAATTCAACGCATCACGGATAAGATGACTGACCGGATTACGCGCGAACTCGCATCCTTCGCAAAGGATAATACTCAAACAAATCGTTTTTTGAATATTATTTCATTGCAGAGCGAACTTACTCCATCTATATGTGATTGGATGCGCGAAGAAATAATAAAAAATAATATTACAACCACGATAATGCTAGATGTAAATAAAATGGTGGCTGTAATTAGTTATCTAGAGTATTTTATAAATAATAAGGTAGTACCAAAAATTTGTTCGTATTATAGTGTATCGTTAGACCAGTTTTCTATATTTATATACGGTTATCTTTATCATCAAATTACAAAAAATGACGCGTTATTACAAAAGCAGGACAATAACTTCTCGTTAGACATAGCACTAACCGATGTCAATGGATATTACAATTTCAATAATGGAACAACCTGTAACTTAAAGAAAGGTGATTGCATTATTTACGCTAATGTAATACAAACGGAAAATGTAAATATTGGTAATGAAATGCCTCGTATTCTGAAGACATTAATATCAATAGAACCAAAACAACCAAAGTTTAAAGTCGTTTACTAATTTTTATTTATTTATAATAAATAAAAATAACAATTGTTCTTATGGATTCGTTTTAGTGCCTGGAAATTTAGAATACAACCGTCGCGTTTGTTTCTTACATCTCTGCAACAAACATCGTTTCCGACGACTCATATTTCTGCGATATCTGCTAAGTTTACGACCCTTTTGTTTAAAACGAAAATATTCGTTCATGTAATCACGGTTAGGTTTTACATATGAATCGCATTTTTTGCTACATTCATCAAACTCGTCTAGAATTATTTCTAGAGTGAGAACCATTCCTATGTAATAATTATATATTTTATTATATTACTATTAAGAGTCAGATATTTTAAATTTCAGTTTACGTTTACTATCATATTCGTCTCCGAAATAATATATATTAAATTTAACATCTGAATACTCAGGTAAATCTAATTGCGATTTCACTTTTCCAAAGATCTTGAGGTTCTCTACATAAATTGAATATTGGTAAATATCATTATCCAATAGCTTCTTCCCGAATACTACGCCGTTGTGTTCTAGTTCAAATGTTTCCGCGGGTAATGTCATTAATTCACATTCGCTCTGTGTTTTCCGAATTGATTTAGTCTTGTCGTTTATATATTTTGTTTTTTGTTTCCAGTTCTCAGTAAACCTTTCAGCGGCCGGACTTATCTCACACATTCCAATGCGCTGAATAAAAATTGTCTGATTCAATAGGTCAACTAACCTACGGATCGGACTAGTGATGTGTACGTACGCACCGATATTCAAAACTTGGTGGCTTATGTCCGCGCCATCCGAGTATGTTGAGTACTTACAATTCACATCATTCCAATTACGAATGATGTTTCTCAACTTGTTTGTAGTATTCTCGTTAATAGTAGCCGTCCTAAAAATTCCATCTTTCGCCAAAGCTAAACGTTCTCCACATCGCGAATTCATATAGATCATCCAATACTCTATAAGTTCGTGCGTGTCGTTAATATTTGGATCCATCTTCCGAGTTATATCCATAAATTCTTTGCAGTTTGGATTAGATAACAGCCGGGGTTCATCATATGCGAAGTTGGAATGTAGCGAGATCTCTACATTACTGAATTCAGGTTCTCTTGATACTATCCCATCTGGGTTAACGAATACATCCATACAGAATGCGAAGCGCGATTGATGTTTCAATAAACTACATAGATTTTCTGAGAGAATGGTTGGAAGCATAGTTCTCCTCTTGTCCGGTAGGTAGATAGTAGATACTCGGTTTGCTATATACTCCCATAAACCTAGCGTTTCAATCCACACATATACGTTTGCAATATAAATACTAATTTTATATCCAGGTTCTCCAATAAGAGGTTGAATACTGAATGCGTCGTCAATATCGGTACACCCTTCCGGATCAATAGAATATACAGGTACGTCCAACCGCGACTCAATGTGGAATCTCGGATCGGACCGGATAGACGCATATGCGCCTTCGCGATCCTTAGTAAGTTCTCTCACTTTGCTAGTAAACTCAGAAATAGAATCATGAATATTTCTACAATATAATCTGTATTCATAATACGCAGACATCAAGTTAACGTCGCCAATCGTTTCTGTAATTACACCCCTAGGATGTTTATCGTTCCAATGATCGTATTTAATAACAACATACTTATTTTTTATATCCTTGGAGAACCCCAGCTTTAATTCATACGGCACCAAAAACGGAGGCAGTTCTCGGTTATCCGGAATGCATTTATAAAGCGCACGTTTACCCGTTTCATTTTTACCATAAGTCCGGTTTCCGTTCAATATCAAAACGCCTGGAATAAGTTCTCCGGCGCGAATATAGGAATAAATCAGATCGCCAGTATGATCTAAAACGTCATTTGAAAACAGCTTATGCGTTTCTATAGAAAGCGCGTTCAATATCGGGTTAGAGCGTTCGGGTTCAGTTGAATCAAAATGGTAAAATGCGAACTGTCGGTTCTCTACTATGAGTTGATACATGCATATAGTTATATGATTGTCTTTCTATATGGATTCATTAAATGCAATGTCATAATTTAACTTTAGCAGGATTTCTAATATTGTTATATGTTATAGGTGATGTCAAGCTCTCAAACTACAGCGCGTGCAGCTTCGGCTTCAGCTACGAAATCTTATACAGAAGATGAGAAGAATAAATTGAAAGCTGAATTAAAAGCTCAATTAAAAGAGGCGAGAACGAAAGTAGTTGATAAGATTATAGACCTAAAACACAAGATAGAAGAGATAGAAAATGATATAAATGAGTTAAAATCACTCAAATTAGATTCATATACAGATAGCCATCGTGTAAAGATAGAAAAGATAAAAGCTCGCATATCAAAACTTGATGCGCTTAAGTCGGAAATAAAACGTCTATTAAAAATCGCAAAGAGTTTGAGCGGAGGAGGAAAGACGAAGAAACACAGGATTAGAAGGCGAATCACACAAAAACGTTACAGTGTTTAAAAATCCACATATATTATATATGCGTTTAGATTTCATATTTTCATATTGGATACTAGTTTGGTATTTAGCATACGCTATAAAGTTTACTGATATAAGTCCGAAATTTGCATTGATATTTGGTATCCTTGAGAACATAGCAATGTTCTCTTATATAGCATATCTAGGTACACCCATAGGTACATTAATGCGGTTTGGACTAACTAACTTACTTATAAAAATAATACCATTATATCTACTTAGGGGAGAACCGATACGACGATCCGACGTTATAATGACGCTGTTAATATTCGGATTATACAATGCATGGTTGTATGTAAACGGAGAGACCTTTTCGCGTGTGGTCGCTCAAATAACAGACTCGTTAGTACACAATAAGAACGAGACGCCCTTCATGAAACTACTAGATCAAGTTGAACGCAAAATAAGGGATTTGTAATCAACATAAATAAATACAGAGACATAACTATATATAAATTAGTTATGCCCCCAAGAAAATACGCCCGTACCCAAAAGAAAGAGACGGTGTTTACAAAAGGCGATGCCATATGGCTGCTGATACTGGAATCGCCGTCCAAATGTGCTAAGATAGAGGGATTCTTAGGTTCTCAGTATAAGTGTATTGCGAGCAACGGACACATCCGAACAATAGATGGGTTGAAGTCTATTGATACTGATAACAATTATTCACCAAAGTTCTCTATCATACCGACGAAACAAGACCACGTAAATCAAATGCAACGGATTATTGGTGAGTTCTCTAAAACAAATATTATATTAGCTACAGACGATGATCGCGAGGGCGAGGCGATCGCATGGCACATATGTGATACATTCGGGTTACCAACTGAGACTACACATAGAATCATATTCCACGAAATTACGCAGACTGCGATATGTAGTGCAATCCAAAATAAGAAAACCATAAATATGGACCTGGTTCACGCTCAATTTGCGCGCCAGATACTAGACGTCATTGTTGGATTTCGCATTTCACCTGTATTATGGAAGTATTTATATAACAATAAGGAGAATGGCCTATCAGCTGGCAGATGCCAGACGCCGGCGCTTCGGTTGGTATACGACAACGAACAAGACAAGAAGAACAGCGCAAGCATAACAAAGACTCATAAATTGACTGGGCGATTCTTTTCTAAGAACATAGAATTCAACCTATCCAGAGAACTGGAAGATAGAGCAGTTGAGGATTTTCTAGTAAAATCAGTTAATTTTAAGCACACCTTAAGTATAGGTTCTCCTAGGGAAGTTACAAAAGATCCTCCTGCGCCACTGAATACATCGCGACTTCTACAGGTAGCAAGTAACCAACTACGTCTTTCTCCCAGGGATACAATGGCACTATGTCAGGTACTGTATCAAGAAGGCTATATTACATACATGAGAACAGAGAACACCAAATATTCCAAAGATTTCCTGGATATTGCTCGTTCTCACATTACAAGCGCATATGGAGAACCCTACGTCGGAAAAATGGATGAATTAGAGAATAAAAATGAGAATAATCCACACGAGGCAATCCGTGTTACCCACTTGGATGTATGGGTTCTACCTAAAACTCATGAAGGTAAGATAGCGTCACTATATAAACTAATATGGCTTACTACGCTAGAAAGCTGTATGAGCTGTTTCCGTTCAACAGCGGTTGAATGTAAGATAACTGCACCAGACGAATTACACTACTCGCATTCTATAGAAATACCAGTGTTCTCTGGTTGGAAGAAACTGACTCAATCGTGTGATGTTGATGATGCAAACGGTTTACTCTTTTATATGAAATCAATAAAGGAACCTGAAGTGAAATACAACAAGATAGAGTCACGTATAGCATTCCATAATATACATTCACACTATACAGAATCAAGTCTAATAAAGAAACTGGAAGATCTGGGTGTCGGACGTCCATCAACATTCGCGTCTATAGTAGATACCATACAAGAGCGCGGTTACGTAAAAAAGAGAGAACTGGAAGGGACTAAGTTCTCCTGTACCGAATACAAATTGGAGAATGGCAAGGTTGAGAAGCGGTTGGTAGAAAAAACAGCTGGTAATGAAAAGGATAAACTCGTAATAGAACCGATAGGAATAACGATTATTGAGTTTTTGACAGAGCATTTTGGTCCACTGTTCTCTTATGGATATACAAGTAGTATGGAAGCGCGCCTGGACGTTGTATCCCGATCAGATTGGCATACTATATGTAGTGAATGTGATGATGCTATAAAAAAAATGATTGTTCCTATAAAGAAAGCATCTTACAAAATAGACGAATCTCATGACATGATATTTACAAAGAATGGACCAGTGATTCGTGACAATACATCATCGGAGTTTACATCAATTAACAAGGACATTAAATTAGATGTGGAACGATTGAAGGCTGGCGAGTACAAGCTAACAGAATTAGCACAACAAAGTTCGCGTGTGATCGGCGAATGGGATGGAAACGAATTAAGTATACTCAATGGGAGATACGGCATATACGCTGTATGGGGAGAGAACAAGAAAAGCTTATCATTTATAAAGAAACCATTCGCAGAACTAACGCTGGAGGACATAACCCCACACTTATCCAAGACAGACAAAACGGATTCTAATGTATTGCGGGTATTGAATGAGGATTTTAGCGTAAGAACGGGCAAGTATGGACCATACGTATACTACAAGCGTGCAAATATGGCGAAACCTGAATTCTACAATATAAAGAAGTTCAAAGAAAGTTTTACGTATTGTAAGCCAGAAATTCTAATTCAGTGGGTGAGAGATACATATAAAATATGCGAGTAAGATATAGGGGAAAATGGATCTTGGACGTTTCTTTTTATATTATGGGATCGCAATTCAAATACTATTCTGTATGTTTATATTCAACCCTAAGTTAGAATGGGCGCTATTGATAGCAATGTTTTATACAATAATTCTATTTATATTTGGACTTGCATCAGAGATTAATACACAAACCCCTAATCCATTTATGGATAAGTTCTTAGTATTAAGCCCAGTAAAATCAATCAAGGAAACTATAGAAAATATAACTAAGATTGATGTAACTGAGTACCTAAAATATCTTATTCTAATACCCTCGGCGTTTAATTTAGCATCTATAAAATTAATTACAAACTATGACGGAAATAAGAAGATACACAAAAGTAAATCCAGACTAAGACAACTAGATATGGTTAAAATATTGATATGCTTGAATGTATTCTTACTAGCATTCATTGTCCTTTTCGGATTTCCGACATCATATCTTCCAATACCAATAAATATACCATCAATAATACCCATCTTTGCGCTAGGGTTATTATATGTAGTATCAATTATAGAATTATTTGCAAGCATATCAGTATACATATCTTATTAATATACAATTCACTTAAAGTTTACGCGATTTAATATCATAATGAAATTTTACGAATCACATTATGAGGATTATTTGGAATCTACAAACAGATTTAATATGCATCCGGAATTAGAAACGATCAGACAATCATTACCAAAACAAATATCGCAACTGGGAAATATAATTGTATATGGTCCACCGGGCGTTGGTAAGTATTCGCAAGTTCTCCGTATCCTACAAAAATACAGTCCGTCTGGATTGAAATATGACAAGAAGATCACGACGCAAACTGAGAAACAGGATTACACATATCATATAAGTGACATTCACTACGAAATAGACATGTCGTTATTAGGATGTAATTCAAAGATACTTTGGCGAGATATATACTCGCAAATAGCTGACATAATAGCAGTAAAAAACGAAAAGTGCGGGGTGATCGTTTGTAAGAATTTCCATATGATACATGCCGAATTACTAGAGATATTTTACAGTTACATGCAGCAGCATGGAATGGGTATACATTTAAATTTCATATTGATAACAGAACACATCAGTTTTATTCCAAATAATATACAGAATGCGTGTCACGTTATCAATGTAAGAAGACCAACAAAGGAGCAATACTCAATGATAGATCGCAGTCGTTCAGAAGAAGATTTTATGAACCGCACATCTCGTTTGAATCACGATTCGTGTCGGCCAAATTTACAATGCGTAAATATACTACGCAGCATAGATGCAAATGAGATTACAAACGGCAAAGAGATAAAGGGGTTTTCTCTGATTAGGGATGGAGAAATACCCACTGACATTTTCAACATCATATGTGATAACATAATAACAGAAATGAAAAACAGCGAAAAGATATCAATGGCCGTATTTCGTGACTGTATATACGATATGTTGATTTATAATTTAGATGTATCGGAGTGCGTATGGTATATACTATATTATTTTATTCAAAATGAGGATTTGCATAATAATGATGTATCCGACATATTAGATCGTTGCTATGTGTTTTTGAAATACTATAATAATAACTATCGCCCTATATATCACTTAGAAAGTATTTTGTTTTATTTAATAGTGAAAATATACAAATATGGACGAGACGAGGGCCCGTTATGTACTGGGAATAGAGAATAGGATACAAATCACACCGGAATTATTAAAGCGACAATACCGGATAAAGGCGCTTCGTTACCACCCAGACAAGAACTCCTCGCCCGATGCAAACGAACAATTCCGTCTAGTGCGTGAGGCATATGAGTATCTTTCCGATCATAATTCGCCGATGGAGAACTTACCGTATGTAGACCTCTTGAAAGAATTTCTTAATTCCAAATCGCCTATAATTCATATAATTATAGCAAAATTATCTCACATGTGTGAAGATAAGGCAGTTCGTTTCATTAATTCAATAGACAAAATGATCCTTATGGATATATACAAATTACTGATACTCAATAGAGAAATTCTGTATATACCCGAAATATTCATAGAAGAAATAAGGAAAATACTGATAACAAAAAGTCAGGGCGATGAGCGAATACTATTGAATCCATCATTAGACGATTTGTGGAAAGATAATCTATATAAACTGGTTATAGGTGATCGTACATATCTTATCCCACTATGGCACCACGAATTGGTATATGACAATTCTGGCTGTGATTTGTACGTGAAATGTAATCCGATCTTACCCGATAACTTAGAAATAGATGAGAACAATAACGTGATAGTGTCATTAGAATATAATATAGCGGATTTGTTACAAATGGATGAGGTTTACACTGTTATAGGTGAGCGAGTATTTTCATTTCGTCCTGATGAACTATATATTATGAAACGTCAGCGAATAGTGCGTAGTGGTATGGGTATATCGCGAATTAAACCTAAAAATATATATGACGTATCTTCAAAAGGAGATATAATATTTGATATTACATTATCACAATTGCACATTTAGATGAAACTTTAATTAATTTACATTGAGTAAAAATATATATATAAATAATATACACCATGTTGCGAAATAAACAGAAGGAAGCTGCGGATTTATTAAAGGAACAGTCCGCAGAGAAAAAAGCACTGGACGCTTTAACTGATGTAAAGAAAACGACATTAAAGATGGTTAAAAAGGCAGAAGGGCTGCATAAGGACGCGGCGGCACTGTTAAGTGATGCTAAAACAGAGGCGGAGTGGGAATTAATTGATGAAGGCGTAGAAGAATTAATGGAGAAAATCAAAGGATTTGAAAAAAATTTGAAACTCTCTGAAAAAACATTAACCGCTGCGGAAAAACTAGCGTATGCGGCGGATATGGCACAAAGATCACATGAAATGTATGCGGCGTCTATGGTGAATAAACCTAAGAATGCTGTGAAATTTGCATCTGCGCCTACATATGTACCTGCAGCACCTAAACCTGTAGTTAAACCGTCTGCGTCAAATAAACCTGTACTGCCTTCAGGTGTTGCAAGTGTTGAGGAGTTGCCTCCGTCACAACGCCCGCTTTTGCCGCGACACAAAATTGTTAGCGCGCCTGCAGCATCTAAACCATCTGTATCTAGACAGAAATCAAATAAACCTGTACTACCTTCCGGTGTTGCAACTGTTTCGGAACTGCCTCAGTCACAACGCAAAACTTTTGGTGGAAAATCCAAACGTCGTCGCCTTAGTAGCAAGAAGCAAACAAAACGAAACCTGCGCAATTAAAAAATAATAATATTTTGTAATAAAAACTGCTTAAGATTATTTCCAAATGACATATAAATGTCATCTGGTGAATTGTATAGACGTGTACTATTGGAAAATAAAATCTACAAAGGATTTGACGTACAACACAACAGAGGTAGCGATAAACTAGCGATCATAATTGATCCTAGGTATGATCCGCTTATGGAAGCAGTCATAGAGAACTTTATGTACCTAATGAATCCGCATGGATGGAATCTGTTGATTGTTAGTTGGAAAGGTCATCGGAACACGATAATGGCGCGCTTTCCGAATTGCTTCTTCAGCCCAATAGACAACGATAAGATCTATATGAATGAAAAAGGAGAACCGAATATCAAGATTGATTCATACAATGCGATTTTAATGGACCCTGATTTTTGGAAAGGATTGCCGTCCGAATTCATATGTATATTTCAGAAGGATTGTATCATGTTTAAGATGTTTCCTGAATATTTCTCATATTATGATTTCTGTGGTGCAAGTTGGCACATGAAGGATGTGTCATTATTTAACGAGGGGATAAATGGCGGGTTCTCTCTGCGAAAACGAAGCGCCATGGTTGAGTGTTTAGAACAAGTTACATATGATATGATTGAGGAGTATCGCCGCGATGCGCGAGAAAACAAATCAGTAATTTTCAAACGCGTGAATCACGAGTTTTTGCGCACTCCACTGAAAAAAAATGAGGATGTATTCTTCACCTACGCTTGCGAAATACTCCGAAAGCTCATCCCTGACGTAATACACAGATCGGTTTTGGCAATTGAAGCGGTCTATAATCCAGATGCGTGCGTGTATCATGGATGGCATTACAATTACCATAATGTGGAAATGGCGCAACTAATGTTACGAAATTCTACACTGTTTGGTAAACAATAAAAATAATTAATTATACTATTTTTATTGTTTGTGCTTTATGGGGTTGTTTTGATTTATTTTTGTACGTTATGTTTTTGCTTTTTATTTTATTATGATTTTAATTTTATATTTACTTCGCGCCGGCGACAACCTTCTTCTTGACAACCATCTTCTTCGCAGGCTCCTCAGCGGCAGGCGCGGGAGTGGGAGCAGCAACAGGCTCCGCCTTCTTCACAACAACCTTCTTCGGAGGAGCGGGAGGCGGAGCAGGAGCGGGAGCAGGTGCCTCCTCCTCATCGTCCGTATCTGCCGCCTCAGTAGATACAACGGCAGGCTCCGTGGCAGCGACTGTCTCCTCCTCCTCCGCGGGAGCAGCAGGCTGGCTCTCAAGGGCCTCCTTGTCCTCGCTAGACAGACTGATGTGGCACTTTCCGTACACGCTATCACTGATCCTGGGCTTGACAACTCCCTGGATCATCTTCCAGGTAAGTCCCCATCCCTTGCCACCGATCCAAATGCCTCCGCACTGAAGCACGCATGCAATGTTACTCAGCTTGGGAACGAAGTCCGGCGGAGTCTGTGTCGGATCCTCGCTCGGGAAGATCAAGTTAGAGTTGGTGTCATAGAGCTCCACCGCCCACTTGTCATTGTAGCAAGGAACCTTTGCACGAATGCTAGGCGGCTTCGTGTAATCAATCTTCTTCGTATCCTTGTTCTTGCTATACTTGAGGAACGGGAAGAATGTGTGCTTGCAAAGCTCGCGCGACATCTGCTCTCCCCACCAAAGCTCGGAATTAGCAACAGCATCATCCAGAATCTGATTCTCAAACGCCTTGAGCTTATCTAGGAACGCCGTCGTGGCGGGGGTCTTGTATTCATCATTCGGAAAATTCAGCGAGATGCTGTACTTGCCATCGGATTCTCCCTTCTCATCAATAAAATCCGAGATTCCCCAGGTCATCATAAGAGGAGTAGAGAAATGAAGCGACCTGTTAGTCTGCTTACTGATAACATTGATAGACTTTCCTCCCTTGTCATTCACCTTGGGGGGCATATACTTGATCGCACTGGGGGTCCAGTCAGAAACGGAGAGAACAACGGGCTTAGACATAGACATCTTTAAAACTGGTAGCTGGGTGATTGCTACTCTATACATGCGTTTTGCTTTAAATCAATTTTCCAGAGTATAAATGTAAAAAGCTCTGGATTTCAACGTTTTCATGACAAAAATAAAACATATAAACATAATATATTACAGAGAGCATGCAGACTCATTCCAAATTTATAGACCCTAACACAAAAACGGAGGAACCAATGGATTACGTACGTTATTTCAAAGAAAATGTAGATCTACGTAAACGCACTATACCTGAATTGAAGAAAATCTCTCGTGAGAACGGGCTTTTTGTGTCAGGCGCAAAACCTCTTCTAATAGAGCGTATACAAAAACACTTTATGCGAATCAAGCGTATAATTCAATGCCAATCCTACGTGCGCCGCAATTTAGTCATGTCGCGATTGAAAATGAGAGGACCTGCGCTCACTCCAGGAAAGCGGGAACTCTGCGTCAACGATACCGATTTTTTTACACTGGAACCTCTATCCGAGATAGAACCAGAGAACTTCTTTAGTTATCAAGACGATAAAGGACACATATACGGATTTAATGTTAAATCGCTAAGTATGATGTACGATTCGCAGGGTTCTCTGATGAATCCATATAATAGATACGTATTTACGGGTCCGATGTTACAATGTATAAATGCGCTTATCGGAAAACCCAAGAATAGGACCAATGATGAAGCGGAGATGGAAACATTCAATCGTCTTATTGAATTGAGAACCAAACCTATTGAAACACGAATAACAGACCTGTTTTACGAGATAGATCGCTTAGGAAATTACACAGTGTCGGGATGGTTCTCCCAGTTATCCAGAGAAAAGTATCTTTATTTATATAAACGAATACGTGAACTATGGAATTACCGTGCCATGTTAGATGATGATATGAAGCGTTCTATATGCCCGTTTTTTGATCCATTCCAGTTTCGCATGAGCCGGTATTCAGGATATGTCAATACCCAGAGAGAACGCGAGATGACAGAAAGTGATTGCCGAAAAATGTGCGTGATAATAATAGAGAATCTGATATACACCGGACGTGATGATATAACCAAGAATATTATGGTAGCGCATATTTTATCGGCGCTTACTCTGGTATCATCGGAAGCTAGAACTACGATGCCTTGGTTGTATGATTCAATAGTGTATCTATTTAGTTTGTAAATCTATTTATTATCCTCTAGCATTTAAAAACATATTAAGTATACAAAACAATGGAGATAACTAACATACTATCTGAATGTATACGCACTAGAACACCAGTGTCATTTAGTAAATATGGAGACGGAGAATATGCGTGCGCCAAGTTATTCAACGGATGCAACTGCGATGCGGATTTCTATACAGAGAAAAAACAAATTGCGTTGATAGAGTCGTTTAAATATATGGCCGAAACTGCACCAAATGCATATATTTCATATTGGACTTACGAGATAAGTTCTTATTGGCAATCGTTGACAATAGTTCCAGTAAGATGGGCTAAATTACACACAATGATTTTTGATGATGATTCTATAGGAGAAAAGGTTAATTTATACAAGACAATCAAAGAGTCTAAGATGAAAAAGATCTATATATGTAACCCTTTAATGATAAAGGCTCAACCGCTATTAAATATTGATTTGATGGTATATATTCCATTAAATAATTGGTTTGATACGCTATTTGAGGAATTAATACAAACGTTAAAGAGTGTTATTATGCATGACGAGCAGTACATAATTATGTGTAGTGCTGGAATGGGCGCAAAGGTTGTAATATGCGAACTGACAAAGTTATTTCCAAATAATATATACCTGGATATAGGGTCTGCATTAGATACCATGTGTACGAAACGAGTTACGCGCGATAGTAATAGAACCTATGAAAAGGTATTACATTATCTTGGCAACTTAATATCTAGCGATTGGAATGACCCCAAATATGAGTACATTTATGAAGAAGCTAAAAATAATATGGGTCTACATCTGGAATCTAATAGTATTTTAAAATGATCTTATTGTATAAACACCACTTCTCAAGTCACTGCATAACAAAATTGAATAAATATATTTAATGGTTTAAACTACTTAAACAGTATTGGCAATATAAAGTATAATCCCAAGATGGTGAGACCTACTAAGCAGACCGCTACTACTACCCCCGCTACCCCCGTTGCCCCCGCCCCGGTTGAGACCGCCGCTGCCGCCAAGTCTCGCGCGCCCAAGAAGGCTGCTGCTGCCGCTCCCGCGCCGGTGGCTGTTCCTCCCCCGGCGCCCGTCGTCGTTGAGGCCGCCGCCGAGGCTGCTGCCGAGTCCTCCACGGCCGTTAAGGTCCAGGAGTTCGGCGCCAAGCTCCAGCAGATGGCGTCTCTCTTCGCTTCCATGAAGGGAGATTACAAGACCCTTGAGAAGGTCTTCTCTCGCGAGCTCAAGAGCGCGCAGAAGAACTCCAAGAAGAGGAAGTCGTCTGGAAACAGGGCTCCTTCTGGATTCGTCAAGCCCACGCGCATCAGTGACGAGCTCGCCAAGTTCCTCGGAAAGACCGTTGGAACCGAGATGGCCCGCACTGAGGTCTCCAAGGAGATCAACGCGTACATCCGCGAGAAGGGACTCCAGGACAAGGAGAACGGACGCAAGATCCACCCCGACGCGAGCCTCTCCAAGCTCCTCGCGCTCACTGCCGCTGATGAGCTCACCTATTTCAATCTCCAGCGCTACATGAAGCACCACTTCCTCAAGGAGGCGGCTGTCTCTGCGTAAATCATATACAAAATAAAAAAATCATAAAATAAGAAAAACATAAATGATGGTATTGAATGAAAATTGATCTGAGTTTTATATTCTATAAAAAATAGAATATAACACAACGCAAATGAGTAAGTACGTAACTGTAAACATGTACTATCAGAAGTGGGAAAGATATAACGGCGATGGATATTGTGCTGCAACTGAAAACGGAGAAGGTGACGACGGTAGCAATTATGAAACATTCCATTTGAATGAGAACGGCGAATGGACGCAAGAGTACATTTATGACGAACCTGAGAATTTGAAAGAATTAAATGATATTCTAGGCAAAAACTATATTAGTAGAGAATTTCACATGAAACAGACCAGCATCTATAGTTTGGATGGCGACAATGGTATTAAATTGCTGAGGATTCTCAATGACGAGACGATGCAACAACAACTGGATGATGGAGTAGAAGAGAAAGACCTTCAAACTGGATGTGCGATCTTTAATATTATGGGGGCTTGCATCTATGAGAGCAAATCTTCCGATGTGCCCCACTAAACTCAAATGATAAATGAAGTAACGCACCGATGAGAAAATAAGTAATAATCATATTTTTTTGTATCTGCATTAGTATAATACCCAGTAACAAGAACAATCCGCCTTCAACAACGGACTCTAAGATCAACACGAGGTGAGTAACTGTGTATTTTGACGGGTGTTGATTTTTACAGGAATACCCATTATTACAATAATAATCCTGAATACCCAACCAATTTCCTAAATAGTGTTTTAGGAATCCCACCACAAATAGCGCGATTTTCGGATCACTGATTGGTACAAATGTATACAAAATGCACGAATATATGCCTACAAACAATGACTCGCAAATATAATGCATGAGTTTATATATTTATGTAATAAAATCGCTTAAACACGGCTAACCTTATATACATATATGGCATCAGTTGAAAATAACAACGATTTTGAACGCAGGGTACAGGAATACATAAAGACGACAAATCCGTTTGTGTGTATTCTTACGCCCTGCTATGGTGGCGTTGCTTGTGTGGAGTATGTAACCTCCCTGATGAATACAATGAATGCATTTCAGACGCTAGGAATCAATGTCAAGATTGAATTTTGTCGTAATGATAGTCTAGTTTCTAGGGCGCGTAATAATCTCATTGCAAAAGCAATGAATGATCCGAAAGTTACACATGCCATGTTTATTGATAACGATATTATCTGGGATCCTATATCTATCATCAAGTTACTTGTTGCTGACAAGGCTGTTATTGGTGGAATTTACCCGCTTAAGAATTATTTTTGGGATAGGCTTACGAAACCGAACACTATCAAAAATTGGATTGATGCTAAAAACGGTTCGTTTTTAAAGGATATAATTCCCGATGAAAAAATCATACAAAACAAGCTATTAAATTATAATCTGAATGTTCTGCCTGGCGGATTACATATCAGTAATAACATCGGAAGGGTACGTCATATCGCCACTGGATTTATGCTTATCAAACGCGATACTCTGGAGAAGATGTTTAAGGCATTCCCTTCTACGAAGTATACAGATGATATCTCCTTCTTAAAGCCGGAAGAGAACCGATTTGCATATGCGCTGTTTGACTGCGGCGTGGAAGACGATCACTACTACTCCGAAGATTGGATGTTCTGTAGTAGGTGGTCTAAGATGGGAGGCGAGATCTGGGTTGACATTTCCATTGATCTTACGCACATCGGTATTGAAAGGTATACGGGAAGTTACCTATCGCAGCTAGTAGACGCTGATAGACCTAAAGAGGAGGTTCTTCGTATGTAAATAAAAATATATGATTTTACTATATTTTTATTATTGTCGGTTTAAAATGAGCTAATCAACTTCCGCAATATCCGGATTCATCTTATTCTTTGGGGTGCTTAGCTCACTGATCTTACCGCTAAATGCGCCAGTTCGCTCATTGAATGCGTCTGCACTGGTGTCAATATTCTGCTTTTCCAACCAAGCAAACTCCTCATCCAGAAAACTCTTTACATCGGCCTTCGCATTCTCCGGGATATTATCCATATTATTCTTAGTACTATAGAGTGTATTCTCGTACTGATTCTTTGCATCCACGCGCTCGCGACGCTTCGCATCTTCCTCCTTATACTTGTCAGCTTCCGCGCACATCCGCTCAATGTCCGCCTCACTCAAGCGACCCTTATCATTCTTGATTGTAAGAGACTTTCCTGCGCCTTCTCCGACCTTTGCGCTGACAGTAAGAATTCCATTTGCATCCAGATCATATGTAACCCTGATCTGAGGAACACCGCGAGGAGCAGGGGGAATGCCATCCAAAACGAACTCGCCGAGCTTCTTATTGTCATGGGTAAACTGGCGCTCACCCTCAAAAACGCAAATATTTGCACCCGGTTGATTATCCGTGTATGTGGAGAACGTTTGCTCCTTCTTGCAAGGGATCGTACTATTACGCTTGATGAGAACCGTCATGACATTTCCAGCAGTCTCAATACCCAAACTCAGCGGAGCAACGTCCAGCAACAAGATCTCCTGTGTCCGCTTGGTGGTTCCGCCAAGGAGTGCATCGCCCTGGACCGCCGCACCATATGCGACACACTCATCTGGGTTAACGGATCGGCACAGTTCCTTTCCATTGAAGAACTTACTGAGCTCCTCTTGCAGCTTCGGGATGCGCGTCGTTCCACCGACCAGGACAATCTCGTGAATGTCCGCCTTACTGATCTTTGCATCAGTCAGTACCTTGGTGACCGGCTCCATTGCCTTCTTGTAAAATCCAGCACAAATATCATCAAACTTTGCGCGAGAAATAACAGCATTGAAATCTATAGAATCCATGATCGCATCAATCTCAATCGTAGCAGTGTTTGCAGTACTCAGTGTACGCTTCGCACGTTCCGCAGCGGTTCTCAGTCTGCGAATCGCCCTCGGGTTCGTAATATCGCGCTTGTGCTTCTTCCGGAATTCTTCCTTCAAGTGGTCTACAAGCATAATATCAATGTCCTCTCCGCCGAGATGGGTGTCTCCCGCAGTCGCCTTCACCTCAAATACACCCTCATCAATCTGCAACAAACTTACATCGTGAGTTCCGCCTCCACAATCAAAAATGAGAACATTCTTATCACCCGAAGTCTTATTATCCAGACCATATGCGAGTGCAGCCGCGGTGGGTTCGTTGATAATACGTTCAATCTTGAGTCCTGCGATCGTGCCAGCATCCTTTGTTGACTGGCGCTGGGCGTCGTTGAAGTACGCAGGCACAGTCACTACGGCGCGCGTAACCTTATGTCCCAGGAACGCCTCCGCGGTCTCCTTCATAGACGATAGAATCAATGCACTAATCTGTTCGGGAGTGTAATGTTCTCCGTTTACGACGATTTCGGGAGAGTTATTCTTACCACATACCACCTCATATGATAGATTTGGCAATTCCTTCTGGACGTCGGGATCGTTGAACTTGCGTCCGATAAGACGCTTCACATCAAAAATGGTGTTCTTTAGGTTACTGGTTACCTGATTCTTCGCGGCATCACCGACCAAGCGTTCTCCGTCAGCAAATGCGACCCATGACGGAGTCGTGCGGTTTCCCTGCCCGTTTGCAATAATCTCAATGTTGCCGTCGCGCATAACAGCAACGCATGAGTTAGTCGTCCCCAAATCAATACCGATGATAGTGTCTTCTTCAGCTGGCATTATATCAGGTGATTACACTATATCTTTAAATTCTTTACGTAATATATACGCCAATCATGCGATGCGCTTCTGGATGTAAAGGTTTAGAAACAGAAATATGCAAAAAGGCGCCGAGGTGTTCCTACACAAATGGTGAAAAACGTCAGTTTTGCCGTTTAAAGAGTACATTCAAGATGAATAAAACGGATTGTAGTACACGCAAAAAAACATCCAAAAATCAGAAGGCACAGGTGATCCAACAGTTTATGAAAAAAACCACATACAAACGCCGTGCTAGATTTTTGAGTGCCGTATGCAGTGATTCCGGACTTTGCTATGCTCTCGGCAAATACCGTGCCGAAATTCATAAGTTTTTCAATGGTTTCCTTCACTTTGATTACGTGACGCAGCCAGTTGTTGCTATAGGAGAACCGTCTGCGAACGGATTCGTGAAATCTATTCAATACGAGCGTCTGGGATATAAAGCAAATACCGTATTGAAATCATCGGCAAAAGCAACCGCCGACAACTTGGCATACGAATACATGGTTGGTATGTTCCTGGTTAAAATGGGGAATCGGTTTCCGTGTTTCGTTCAGACATATGGGTTATATTATTACAAAACCCACGATGCCTGGATGCACGCCAATGGTACGGCCCGTATGCGTCCAAACGTGTTGAAAGATTCATTAGAGCTACGTACTAATAAACGAGATCTTAACAAGGCAATAGGCGATGATGTGTGTTCCGCATCTAGATACGCCGCGATATTGATTCAGCATTTTCCGAATGTCCGAACATTAGGCGATTACATGTATAGTATGAGTCACGATGGTTCGGATTGGTGTAATTTTACATTGAAAGAACTGATCTACATACTCTACCAGATTTACATGCCACTCTCCGTAATGAGGAAAACATTCACGCATTACGATCTACACGACAATAACGTACTGCTATATGAACCGAAACCTGGAAAATACGTGCAGTATCACTATCATTTGAAAGACGAGACGGTTAAATTCAAGTCCCAATTCATTGTGAAGATCATAGATTATGGTCGCGCATTTTATAAAGATACAGAGGTGCAAAACGTGTCGTCTACCGACATTCTCAAACAAACGTGTTTACTTGATGACTGTAACGACCAGGAGGATTGTGGCGACCATTCTGGATTCAGGTATTTGACAAACACGTTGGAGCCGTCAACGCATTACATGAGTAGCGCTGAGAACAACCCCAGTGCGGATCTGCGATTATTGTATCTAGTTAACAAGACATTTAATGAATATGGGGTGAATGCAGGCCAAGGCTATTGTGGTCCCCCAGCGTTAGAAGAAGAAGCATATGAATTTGTTGAGATGATACTGGATCAGGTAAATTTTGGGTTGGGATTGAACCCCGGTCAAAAAAAATATGGCACGAAACCCATGCCTACATCTGGAATGCCTCGTACGATTAATAATGTAAGTGATGCCGAAGATATATTACGGTATGCGATAAGTGCAAATGTATTGGCGGCTTTCAATGAATCTTATTTTGAGGATTGGGAAAAATTATGTGATATACATGTGTTCTCGGATGGCGTTACAACAATGAAGGTGCACATGGCTTAATGTGCGTACCAATCTGGTTTCGGTCGCTTCTTATTCCAGGAAGCGATCATTTGTTTTTCTTCTGACATATAGTAATTCCTATATGACAGAACAGGGTCGTCGGATTTGTATTTGTCTGGCATTGCGAGCGCGAACGGTGTGAGGCCGGTTTGGGGGAATTTAGAGTCGTCGGGAATATGTTCTCTTAGGATCTGTGCTACCAAGTACGCTTTGTGAAATTTGGTATCGGGGTGGCCGTAGCGGAACCTCCATTCGTTGTGGAGCTCCTCTACCAAATCCAGGGTCCATAGATAATTTGCCTTGGATGTACGACACCAGATTGTTACTGGGTGGTTTTTGTGAGCGATCCTATATAGCGGTCGTTCGTCGTCTGGATCTAGAATGCGCTTGGCCGAACATAGCATCTGCACTGCCTCCAATAGGATCTTGCTGACATGCTTGTCCATCATGTATTGCGCGATCTCCTTCTGTATGAGCGAAAGGATGAATAGATTCATTTTGTGTTGTTTTGTGCTTTTTTATTTTTCTATTCGTTTACGTGTTTCAATTTTACATGATCTGCATTACATTTGCACGCCCGCCTTTCTTCGGTTTCGTTTTCACAGGCTGTGGTTCCTTTACGTCTTTTGCTTTCGGAGGCATCTTATAGATACACACTAGATATCTTTATATCAGACGGACCTTCAATAAATTGGATCGTCGTTCTTTAAGTAGGAAAATCAATAAGTGTTTGAATTGTTTGGGAGGCCTGCATTATTAATAGGTTGAAATATTTTTTGGACATTTTAAAAATGTCCAAAAATGAAAAGTAGGACCTCCAAAAAGTCCAAAATCTCATTTGGCAGCATGATGCTTTGATTTTAGTTTGTAAAAAAAATGGTTGACAGCATAATATTTTTGCGTTTAAATCTCTTCCAAACAAATCTTGTTCTAATATATAGATAACATTTAGAACAAATGTTGGGAAAAGTTAGAGAAGAATTATGTTGTAAAACGTGTGATTATAATGGCAGTTGTCCTGCAAATTATTCAAAGCATTTATTGACTCGTAAACACTTGGATAGAACGAATAGAATGAATAGAACAGAAGTATTGGGAAAACAGTATTCGTGTAAACAGTGTGGAAAAGAATACGCTGCGCGGAACAGCCTGTGGTATCATGAAAATAAATGTAAAATAACAGTAGATGCAGTCAAAGTGCCCGATGAACAAACCACCACACCCCCGGACGTAAACATATACGCAATTGTAAATAAGCTTATCTCGGAGAACCAGGAACTACGGAAATTCATATTGGAACAGTCATCCGAGCACAAGAAAGAAACGCATGAACTTATTACCAAAACGCTTGAATGTTGTAAACCGACCAACGTAACAAACAATAACACAATCAATGGTAACGTAAACAACAAGTTCAATTTGAACGTATTCCTCAACGAGCAGTGCAAGGATGCGATCAACTTCGCTGACTTTGTGAAGAACATAGAGATCACATACGAGGACTTAGAGAACAACGCCCAACTAGGCTTTGTAAACGGGATTTCCAAGATATTTTTAGACAACTTAAAACAACTTGGAATAAATGAGCGCCCGATTCATTGTACGGATGTCAAGCGAGAAACAATGTATATTAAAGACGAGGATAAATGGACGAAAGAAACCGATGATGCGAAACTCCAAAAGGCAATTCAAACGGTTTCCTATAGGAGTATGGGAAAGTTGGCGGAGTGGAAAAACGAGAACCCCGATTATAAGGATTGCAATTCCGAGTTCTCACAGAAATGCCTGGATATCCAGAAGCAAACACTGGCAGGCAGCGATCGTGGAGTTTACTACCCGAAAGTAATTCATGCCTTAGCGCGCGAGGTTGTGGTGGACAAGTGAACGCTTCCTTCGTGTTTTTTTAGATTTTGATTTAGGTTTGCGCTTCATAGTTGATTTGCCTCCTTTTCTTTTACCTTCCTTACTGACAGTAATGCGCGGATGCGTGATTAATGGCTTTATACGATGATTTGCAATAAAATCCACTAGGTTTCTTCTAGTTGCAACAATACGTCCTCTAATTGGTTTAGGAACTAGATAATGCACTATTCGTTCCTCAAAATCACGATCATCGCATATATTTCCTAATACTGTAATATTCGGAATAAGCCCGCCTCTTGCATCCATAGTAATAATACCCATTTTTTGTAATATATCAACTCGGGTGACATTTGACAACTCGCGATGGCTGCCAACTAGACAAACCATCATTGCCATAAATTGTTTACCGGTTGTATGTCTTAGATGAGTTTCGTCTGCATAATATTCACGCTCTTTTACATATGCAAGATCGTAATCCAATCCGCCTAAATGCCCGTTGATAATACATAGGTTCTCTATTTTAATATCTAGCAGTACAAGTTTTTTTTTTAATATTGCATAAAGTAACGCATTTAGATTCTTGTAATTAAGAATTGCAGATATCGGTATAGTACTTGGTCCGGACAATGGTCTCCGATCAACTGTAAAATAATCAGTTCTTTGCATTAAAACATTAAAGCTTGCTTGTTCTATATCATCTCTTACCTTAATGGCTTCCAAAAATTCTTTAAACCCTGATCTTAATTTCTTACTTCTTTCAATATCTTTTTCAATCATTTTAATATCATTTTCAATTTGTTTCATCTTTTCTATTTGATTTGATGGAAAAGCGGTAACTAACTTAAGGAGACTGGATTCTAGGCGGTGTTTATTTGGCGAATTTAATAAATGACTGATGCGTAAATCTAAAAGACGGATTTGTTTTTCTATTTCATCAATAGAGGGAATATAACCGTATTTAGGTTGTATATATTTTCTGAAAGCGCCTCTTACCTCCTCATTTGCTTTTTCTAGATTAACTACTAGTTTTTCTAATTCAGCAATTATAACATCAATGCCATATACAGTTGTGTATTTTGTTCCACCAATATATATTTCTAATGCGAATACGATCGGCGCAAGTCCATCAATCGCGAATTCATTTTGTAGCTCAAGTTCTTCCAACAAACGTTGAGCGTCATATTTGGGACTAAATGTTACTATAACATAGTCTGTAAATAGGTCGCTCCCTCCTAATTCTATTAGTTTTAAATATTTAAAACCAACAATATGAGCGGTGGATGTTTGCTCAGCTAGATATACCGTTTTATACCCACCCTCTCCTATAACTGCGGAGTTGAGGTCCGCTATTACTCCTTCCGCGGAGTCTTCAACCTCTGAATCCATTGATCCTTCCAAATCGTCATCCTCTTCGTCGCCATCATCTTCATTCTCTGGGTCCCAATCTCCATCATATTCATCATCATCATCATCATCATCTGCATTTGCAGATACATTTGCATCTACATCTGCCATGGCAGTACTAGCAAGTGCACTCATATAATATACACAAACAAATAAAAAAATAAGTATACAAAACGACCCCTAAATGAATATGGACCAATACGGCTTCATCTGTCCCATGCCTTAACGCGATTGAGAAGTGATCGTTTTCGGCGTGTTTTTCTAGATTTCGGTTTGCGTTTACGGGTTTTTTTGTGTTTTCTTCGCGATTTTCCACCACCGAAACTGTCAGACATATCGCTGTCGGACCCTGTACCTTGGGCTCTTGAACTTGCAGACGTTGAATCCGATTTGACAACAACGCCATATAATTCACGATTGATGGATTCGTCAACAAATTCTTTTAAAATATCAGGGATCTCATAGCCTCTGAAACCTAAATAATGCCTTATTTGTTTACTTAGCTGTTCGTGTTGTAGCATTTGGGATAGCGCTGCCGAATTAAATTCGCCCCTATCTGATAATAATTCAACCATTTGTAATAACTCTTTTTTTTTATCTGGGTGTAATCCATTATTAAGCCCAACAAAACAGACCATTAGTACCATATATTGTCTTGCTAACTTCTTGTAAACACTACCCGTTAACCCAAGTCTACTCAACAAATACCATTTAGTAACATCAGCTACGAATTCTCTGTCTAAATCTATTAAGCCCAGTTCACATGAACGCGAAGAAGAACATTTGACAGATAAATTTTTTACTTTTATGTCAGCTAGTATCACTTCTTGTGCTAATACTGCATTAATCAAATGTATCAATTTATTAGGATCAGTATTAATAACCATCTCTGGGGTTATCACAGTCCCATTAGTCATCTCATAGTTTACCCGTTCCATTGCAATCAGAAAATCACATTCATCTCCATCTGCGCTTGATTCTGTTAATCGCTTTAACTCGGCGATTATATTGCCTTCTCCATAGTATGGCATAACGTTATTTACTTTTAAAGCATATATATTTGGTGATAATCCTATTTTTGCAAACCCAAATTGTAACGTGAGTTCGCTAAGCAATCTACTTGCCGAAAAATCTGCAACCGCTACTATAGCATAATATCCTGCATATGTAGCACCACCCACTTCTTCAAGTTTCGCGAAACTAAACTCCTCATCGCGCGCGTTAGCCGGTTGCGCCATGACTACTTCTTTAAACGCGCCACTTCCTAATTTAAGCGGGGGTTTAGTAGTTGGTGTTGTTTGTTTTGATGTTATTCCTGTTGTGAGTGGTCTTTTAGAAGGAAGAAACAAGTCCATATAATATACACAAACAAATAAAAAATAAATATACAAAACACCCCCTAAACGAATATGAACCCATATGGCTTCAATAGTTCCTTCATTTTTCCAACATCCATACACGATGAATTCAGTGCGACCGCGCTATCATCCGTAATACGGAACATATCGTAAATGTGCGTAAACGAACTATTGTCAATTGTATAGTCAGTGTTCTCCCGCAACCAATCGTGGAATGGCGTCTCTGACTCCGGTTCGGCGGATTTGAACCGGTCGTAATGCTTCATCGTCTTTCTCAAATCGCCGGATGATCCCGTGTTGTAGTCAGTCCCGGACAAAATCATAATCTCGCGGAAATCCCGCATATGGATCTTCAGTTCTCTCAAAATACCATTTGTATTGTAAAATATGACAGTATGATTCAACAAGCTCATGTGTCGCATGACCCGCGTACATCCATACGCAAACATATCCATGTCGTCACTCAAGCACGCCCATGCCTGTTTGGAAATCACCATCTTCGCGCATAGCTGGTCGGCCTCGCCCGGCGCATCGCAATATTGGACTCCGCATGCATCCATCAACGATTTCACAGCGTCAACCGATTCCTTTTTGATGCGAATGAACTGCTTTTTTAGTTTCTCCATCTCCACGATAATCTCGCTCTTATCCTCCGGCTCGCCTGCCAACTTCTCTTTCAGATCATTATACTTAGATTCGGCAGTTTGCTTATCTAGATACCGCTGTTTCAAGAGATCCTTCTTCTCGTCCGGCGGTTTTCCGTCAAACACAAAGATCGGAATCATCTTGTAATACCGGAAGATCGTGATGAGCGTGTACATGTTCTCCATCAGTGCATTGGAACCAGAGAACTTATATAAATAAATACTGGTGTCAATCACTACCTTCCTCCCAGCGAAACTACTGAGGTGCTTCTTACTGATGGACTGCGTAGTGCAATGATCCAACAGGTACTTGTTTAAATTCGGTATACCCATTCTTGTTTGAGTGATTTTATGCTAATCATTCAAACACAATCCGTTCCAATCAATTTTCCAATTCAAATACGGTCATGCGAAGCGTTTTGCGCGCGAGCGAGTTTCCCATTTTGTTATAAATAAACCATGGTTCAATAGACTTCAGTGCATTGATATAAAGCGGATCCATATACAGCGAACGAATCAAATGGCAGAAACTATCAACGCCTCGCGCAGTTTTATTGAAATCCAACAGCGTCTTATTCCCGGTAGAACACCAGCGGATGAACTGATTCTTGTTGTATAGTAATAACGCCTTTATAATATAATATGATAGAATATGAGTATCCTCGCGATATTGACGACGTTTACTCTCATTAAACAGATCGGTATATACCATGTTGTTATGATCCAATACTTTGACGCACTGGAATAGGGAGAACCTTGCCTCCGCCTCCAACATGCGGTCTAATTTACCCATCATAATATCAAATCGGTCTTTGATCCGGGTTGAAAAGAAGGTCAGAAACTGCAAGTTTATAATTTCCGCCCAAGTCTCACAGTAGGCTTCAAACAACCGTATATCGGCGTCAATCTTAAACATCTTAGCGATTTGAGCGTCAGCGGTGATGTTTTTCATGTCCGAGAAATCCAGGCCGAGATTATGAAAAGTCTCGTGGATGAGGACTTTGGGCCACTCTTGTTCTCTGAATATACAAATATCAGTTGACGCCGCACAAGATGTGGTAAATGCGGTATTTACATTCGCACGTCCGATAACTTGGCCGATCGGTGGGAGTAGTTTCACATGTTCCGTCAAATACAAACAGATATTCATAGTGTTGGAACAACGATTGCACGCATAGTGACTAGCGATGGAAAGCCACATGTATACACGTTTTACATACTGCATAAAATTGGGTATGCGATGAGGCGCGCATACAGATAGGTAAACGGTCCGATGTCCGATTTTAAACATAACGTCGTGGGTATAAACGCAACGAGCTATATGCGGTTTGATCTGCTCGGGAGCATACGACGTATCAGCCTTTGCACGGTCGTTTTTAAAGAATTTGGCCTTTTTAAATTCTATATTGGCATCGCGCATATGTTTGTATATGCCAGCAAGTGCATTTTGACTCGGCCTATTCAAACGTTCTATCGGTATATGTTTGAGAGATGAATCTACAAATGCTTGTAGATTTTCCGACTCTTTGGTATATTTCATATCTATAGTATTATCTCATATTTTTACTGGCTAGATAATCGCGAACTCTCATAAGATCATGGCGGACCTCCGGTTTTTTTCCACGATGAAATTGCATCAATATGGCTGGCCTGGTAGCAAGTAGCGCTGCGGCAATGTCTAGGTTCTGTTCGTATTTTGCAACCAATCCATTGTATTTCTCTTTGACGCTACGTTCTCCATAAAAGTCCTTATCCACGTGTTTCACATGCGGTGGTTTTAATTCATGCTTGTTACTGCCACCAACAAGCTTAGCTAAAGCGGGATCCTTAGAGAACTGAGAATTCCCCTCTATAGAGAACATCGCGGCGAAATCGGGGTAACTATTCTTGTACTTCGCAGCTTGGTATTGGTTATCCGCAGAGGCCCAGCGATGTCCGTCTAAATCAAACGGCGCCTCCGTCCAGGAATCATCCAACTTTTTGCGCCATTTGGGTATTTTCGCAAGCTGCACGTACTGGAATGTTTTTTCCATTGGAATACGTTCCCCAGAACCACAACCGGGAGATGCGCTATCTTGTGATATCATAAATACAATATCGGGGTCATGTTCCAGTCCGGCATAATCGTATCCGTCACCCACATCATCAATCGGTATTCCCATGCGCGATTTCAAATTGCGGAAGTCTTGAATGTAGTTGTAGTTACCCGCATTCCGCTCCATGCACTTATTCAATATCAACATCTTGATGTCATATGGGATCTCTCGGAATGTCAATAGCTTCTTATCTTTGTAAGATACGAGGTTGTATTTATGTCCGGCACGAGATACAATTATATAGAAATTAGGAGAGAACCTAGCATCTAAGTCATTGCCACACTCCAATACGCTGTCTGTGGAATCCTCTTTATGAGCGTCTTCGGACAAAATTATAAACTTCACATTCAACAAGTGTTCTAGTAAGGTTATTTCCGATGGTTCAGCCGAATGCTTAGATGATCTCACGAAATCCTGGTATTGTGCGAGAGTGTTAATGCCACACATTTCCTTGAAATTCGCGTGCATATTCTTCTTGGCGAAGGTTTCATAGGCACGATTAGCGTCACCGCAAGAAGTAATGTTATCTTTTAGTTTCTTGGCTTCGTCCACAATCCTTCGCCGTTCTTCCGTTGATACGTCAGTTGATTTGATACGTTTTTTCAATAATGCAAGTGAGTTTTTGTTGCCGCCGATGATTTTATTGTTCTCATCTAACAGGTTCTCGTATTCTAAATATGCCCTTTTCTTTTTTTGATACATTTCATCAACGATTTCATCCGCTAACAGACCCCTGAGTTTATCAACCGTGATGTTCTCGCCAATCTCGTTGAATGCGTGGAACACACTAGTGAAGAAGCAGTCATTCGTATCTTGTATTTTGTAATTGCGATTCTGCATAAACTTGATTATCCAATCGTCGCTCGGAGCCATATTATAGGACTTACGAATAAGACGCGCATCCTCTTTGGATTCCTCTGGTAATGTAACAATCTGTTTTTTATGGATGTCAACAGAGAATATGGATTTCCGATCCACCGGAGCTTTCGCAGTTCTGACACTAAATATCCCGTCGTCAGATTCGTCAGATTCCTCAATTAACTCGGGCTCGGCGTCACTTTCACTTTCACTCGCCGAATCATCAAGTGATTTCAAATAGTCCTTTGTGGCGAATTTATAGAGAACAATATTCTTAACGTCAGGAATTATTTCGCCGCCATCGCCACCTTCAAAAATATCCAATTTGTTGAGTTTCCCAATCTCAAGAACACCGATTTGACTGGCGATATTCTTATTATTCAAGAAATACATAGGGAAATATGAGACCCCATCATTCTCATATGTAGTCTTTAATTGACCGAATATAACTTGTATAGGATTTATGGTGTCAATTGTATCAAAAATGATATTGTACGGAAACGATTCATATTTAAGATCGTCCGGTTCAATATCAGTAGTCTCCTTATATTCCACCGATGGATTGACGTTAGAGTTCACCATCTTATTATACATATATGTATATTTATATGTATAATATTCTAAATTAGATTTTTCGTATCATATCCAAGATTTCACTAGGGTACTTCATTTCCTCTAAAATCAGTATTCCGCCCTTTACTTTGGAGATGCCCTTCCGCATTTTGTATGTGTATTTAATACCATTTGACATATCTACGTCCATCTTGTAATTCACAATACGCGGCGGCATGCTGGGATCGTCACATAACAACGAGTGTACTCGTTCCGATTCGCGCAGTTTCTTACACAACGACACATAGTGTGTCGTAAGCATGAAATCCACGTTATCCATATTACACAAATACGAGAGGAACGCGTGAGCCGATTTGACCGCTTCCGATGGATTCGTTCCTGAATATAATTCATCGTAAATGCAGAAGTGACGAGAACCAGAATCACACGTGTCATTGATAATATCCAAAATTTCCTTGCACCTGCGAGATTCTGCTTGAAATAGACTATCGCGTCCAGATGTATCCGGAATATTCAAATAGGAATGAATGTGTGTATATGGAGTTAGAGAACACGCTTCGTAAAACCCAACACCAAATTGCTGGGTGAATATAATATTCAGGGTTGTGGTTTTGAGGATCGTCGTCTTACCAGATGCATTGGGTCCGGTAATTATCATATTCTTTGCTAAATCGCAGTTGTTTCTGACATGCGACCCGCCAACGTAAGCGGGATAGTATTGCTGCGTGAATTTACAATTCTTCCCTTCAGAATTAAACGTAGCAAATGAGAGATTACCCGATGTAATATTATTGGAAATGCCCGTCAGGTTATTGATATATCCTTCAAATCCAATAGAATATCGTAACGCATCATCATAATCGGCATCGGAATGCAGACGATAGAAACACTTTAACATATACCCTATTTCAACGATCTTGGAGAACCCTGCCTTGAATGGTTGTATAGTTTCTAATTCGTCTCGGAATTCACGAAGCTTCGCGCATTTCATTTTAATAGTATCACAGAATACACTATATGTTATTAGACCACGATTGTTTGAAACGAATGCATCCATATTGGATATAGAGTTATCCAAGTACTCACGAAGATCGCACAAGTGCGAGTTCATGCGATTGACATTCTTATAAAACCGAACGCACAAATTGTAATTTTGATAGATCTGGAGAACATACAAACCGGAAGTAAATAGCAAATATGCCAGTTTCTCCCATCCAATGGAATGCATATTATTTATAACGTTTCCTATAAAATGATTTCGCGCAACCTCCTTCAGAACGGTTAAATAAGTAGAGAACGTGATCGGAACGCCCTGAATTTTCAATAACACAAACGGAAAAATGAAAAATATGATGGGTATTATAAAACTCAGCACCGGCGACGCCATATTGATAACAGATATGGTCTGTAGGAATGCAGGTGATTCATTCAACGATTTGAACGTTTCCCACTCAATATACGAATACTTCTCTAAGAACCCCGAATCGTGTTTCGTATCATTCCATATCTCCATAACCTTATCACAGTTGATCGTATTGTTTCTCGTCTGTTCTAAATAGGCGGGCATAGATTTCAATACGCGCTGTGTATCCTGCAAAAAAGGCACATTCGTAGTATACTGTTTAACCCACTCCGATTCTATGTTCTTAGCGAACTTATGTTTTGGGGTTAGTATGTGTGAATACATATTTCCACTTAGGTCACTCCCGGATAGTTCTAAATCAGCGGCGACTTGTGGTGATAATGCGTGGATGAATCTAGAATCCAGATAATTGATCGGCAATTTAAACCCCTCATAGATACTCTTAGGACCCTCATTTGGAATTGGTTTGCCTAGCAAAATGTCCTTTATTTTTGTAGAGAACATTTTACATTTTTAAGATAAAATATTGTGAAAATAACAACGCAACTAGATTAGTTTCTCAAACTCCGCAGGAAGCTCATCAATAGTAATATTGTAGTGCTTCTCAAGCCTGCGCATAAAATCAATATCGTGTTTTGTAATAAAATTAATCGCTAGACCCTTACGTCCGAAACGTCCAGACCTACCGATTGCATGCAGATAAGTCTCGTAACTCCTAGTCATATCAAAGTTAATAACCGTGCTTACCTGTTGAACGTCAATGCCCCTAGCAGTAACACCAGACGACACCATAACCCTAAACGCACCCTTTCGGAAACTCTGGAGCGACTTATCGCGTTCTGACTTATCCATCGCACTATGAATACAGCAAACTGGGAATCCGTCAGACGTCATAGTATTATAGAGATCCTCAACGCGCTTCACTGTACCCACATAAATAATGCACTGCGATACTTGTAGAAATGAGAAGAGATCCTTCAATGCCTCGTACTTTGACTGATCGTCGCCGAGCGCAATATAGTACTGTTGGATACATTCAAGGGTAAGCTCTTCCGTTTTCATTACAATCTTTACAGGATCGCGCATGAACTTATCACTCAGTGTTAGCATCTCCTCGGGCATTGTTGCACTAAACAGCGCAACCTGGACGTTGTCATTTAAAAATTTAAATATATCATACATCTGCTCCTTGAAGCCCTTAGATAACATCTCGTCGGCTTCATCCAGAATAAAAATCTTAATATTGTCCGTCAACAGGCACTTGCGGCGGATCATATCGTATACGCGTCCAGCAGTTCCAACGACTACGTGAGGGCATCTATTACGCAAATCGGCAGTATCATCGGATACTGACGTCCCGCCTACCAGCGTCTTTACAACCAATCCATCCATTGCACTACTGAGAGCAGAAACAACGGACGAAATCTGCTTAACAAGTTCAAACGTAGGCGCAAGAATCAATGCCTGCGTAGTTCGCGACGTGATATCAATCTTCTGTAGAGCGCCAATAGTAAACGAACCAGTCTTTCCGGTGCCCGACTGACCCTGAGCGATAATATCCCTACCTTCAATAATTGACGGGATGGCCTTTTCCTGAATAGGCGTAGGTTTTTCAAAACCAAACCGATAGATTCCTCTACTTAAGTCTTCATTTAGATTGAGTGATTCCCAAGACATTCTAATGTAACTACAATTATTTATTTATATCATTAATAAATAATATAAACATTTTAATGCATACAATATAGCGATGACTTCATATTATACCATCAATGATTTTTCAAAAATGGCATACAGTGGTACAAAATATCAACTGCCTGAATCCATACAAAAAATCTTAAAGGTTCTGAGTGATAGCTTATCGCCGACGGATACAAATGACAGTAAGAAACCGATTGTAAAGAGTAACAAACAATTTCAACCAAAAGCGGAGGACTGGAGCGCGGTGCGTTCGTACAAGACTACCAAAATTCCGGAGGTGAAAGAGGGCACAGAAAAGTCAATCAAGGACATTCGCATAGCGTTGAATAAATTTTCTAATAAGAATGCTGAAACGCAACACGATATTATTGTAGGCCTTATTAGACAGGTAATTTCCGAAAGCAAGGAGGTTGAGGAAGACACGAAGAAGGTTTGTACTCTGATATTTGATATTGTAAGTGCAAACGAATTTTATTCTACGTTGTATGCTAAGCTATATAAGGATCTAATAGGAATCTTTCCGGAGTTTTCAGAGAAGATGGTTGATATATTGGATAAATATAAGGATTCGTTTAATAATATTAAGGTTGTGGACCCAAATGTTGATTATGATGGATTCTGCGAAAATGTAAAAAGCAATGATCTCCGTCGGGCGATGAGTACATTTATTATAAACTTGGCAAAGAACCTCGCTATCAGTGATACAGATGTACTGAATATTATTCTGTATTTAGAGGAATTGGTTCTTAAATATGCAGAGGAGTCGGATAAGTCCCCAGTAGTTGAAGAGATAACTGAGAATATTTTTATTTTTGTAACTCAAGGTAATAAGAGGTTAAACACAACGGCTATTTGGAAGGAACAAATTATACCGAATATACACGCGATTTCAAAGTTGCGTAAAACGGATCCCGTGAAGTACAAGAGTATGTCTTCTCGCGCGACATTCAAATTTATGGATATTATTGATGAGCTCAAGTAATTAGTAACGTATTTTTATTCCCAATGTAATAAATTGGGAATAAACTAACAATTGACCTTCATGTCATGACTTTCATGTATATATCGGATACTTGTATCAATCAAGATGTTTTTCATTCCAAATATATAATAAATAGCTTCGCCCCATAGAGGAAGATCTCCCCACCTATACCTGTATATATTACCTGAATCGTTAACTACTTTGATATACTTGCGTAATAATTGATTATCTCTAACAGTTTGCAGATTTATTGCAAATACATTTGTGTATGGTCCTGATGGGGTTTCAACATCTGACGTGTCGTTACCTAGAAATTGTAATGTAGTCTTGTTTAAATCTATTGTTACAAAATCAACGTCGCTTATCCATTTCCCACAAATAAAATTCTTATAATCTAGGTTTTCTAAAACAGAATCAATATTGAAATCAATAAAACAGTCTTCGTCAATGCGTAACATTCTATCGTAATCTTTTACGAAATGCCAAAAATCCACGAACCAAAAGGAGCACATGTGTCTATATCCGATGCCGAAACGACTTGTGTCTGGATGAAATGCAATTCTGGACTTTTCCGATTTAAATGCCATACCATTATTCACATCAACAAATATTATATTAAGTTCAGACGTTTGTTTGGTAATATGCTGTTGATGTTCCGTTGTAATATTACCTTCGTGGAATATAAGAATATCTATAGTTTTATCAACCAGATTATCTTGGATTGCGCGATTTCTAAGTATTAACTTTGAATACATAGAAATATCATCATACCCTCGTGTTAAAACTAATATACACTTTCGCATTATCCTATTATTTAATATATATTAATTTTATACTCATTATTTTCCAGATATATTTGTAAGAGGAGTATTATTAAATTTAGATGCCATTATTGAAAATCCGGAATATGAGGATGCACTGTAAATATGAGAAGACTTACACATTATATAGAATTCTGTAACAGCGTCCACTATCTGATCTTCTGTTGTATTAGATAAACTCGTATGTCCGACATGAGCGTCTATTATAATAATACTTGGGTATTTAGATTTTAGCTGCCGTTTATAACTATTATTATCACAGAAAAATACAATATTTAAATGGGCGTTTTCTTCTATAAACCGAAACAGATATCCTTCATTAAAGTATCGTTGATCGTGTTTTACAACAACAAATGATTTATCCGTCTCTAAATACCTGTCGCCGAGACGCAGATGTATGGAAACGTAGGAAGTTATATTATGAGGAAATAAACGATCATAATTAGAATGGATTGGCTGAGAAAATTCAAAAATATCATTTAATTTTATTATTATCGCATCATAGCTATATACATTATACAATACATATGGTCTAATAAGATTACAATTTGAATTAACTATTTCATTTATATTTGTCACAACTAAGAATTCACTAGGCAGTTCGTGCGATTGAATATAAAACTTATCATATTTCAATCGTAAATATTTCTCAATAATTATATTATTTATCAAATAACAAATTCGGTATTTGTGTGTTATGCACATACATAAGAGATGCATGAAGAACTTACAACAATCCCCTATTCCTCCATCACCCAATCTAAAATCGTATACGATATACTTTGTATATGATTCGTAATTTGCAATATATTCATCCATTGATGTATATTATTATTTTCTTACGTGCGCATTAACGCATTCATCCGCGTTTTCTAATGGCCCACAATGGATATTTAATGCCATCTCTATTCCAATCTAGAAAATATGTCTCGTCGGGTAATATTACAGAACCGTGTTGTTTTCGCAATATAGACCATATACTCTGATCGTGTCGGTTCTCCTTGAACTCAGGATCATTTGGTTCGGTTGACGGCGAATCATCTATCAAGTTATATTTAGAACCCGTTTCATACCATTTATTCACGACATCTACAGTATTTTTGCATTTACGAAGGACGAATATACCGCCTACAAACTGTCCTGTTGAAAGATCGGTTTGCGAAGCGCCTAAATATTGAGATATATCGCCTTTCGTCCAGCATTTTTCTAGTTGCGTTAATTGAAACGACACAATGCCGCTTTCGTGAGTTTTACACATTTCTATATACTCCAAGAGTCGCGCTTTCCCTTGTAGATTCATCATGCAACCCGCATCTGCGTATACGATTATATCACCATCGTCCGCATTTGATAGTAATTTCTTTATTAAATACGACTTCCATAACCAGTATCCATATCCACGCGGATTAGACGAAACAAAATTACCATGTTGACTCCAAAACTCAGGGTCATTTTTTAAATAAATGTCCGTGTACCCAAGTATCTGTGTGAATAACTGGAACTGTTTCGCCTCGCCGCATATTCGTTGCAACGCGCGATGGTAATTTGGTGAAGGTCCGCCAAATGAAACAAAATACAAGTTACTCATTAATATAATACTATATATCAGTCTAACTGATTTTTCGTAAATATCATAATTTTCTCATCGGTTTCTCTGTGGTCTGTTACGTGCACGTTCTTGTTATTCATTGATTGTATGTTTTTTAATATAAAATATTTCTGGGCGATTTTATTCATATCACCGATGAGATCATATTCATTGTCTGGACCATATCCAGAAAGTATATAGCACATTTTACCACCGGGAGCGAGTACCGCATGACATAATTTCATGGTGTTCTCCCAATATCCGGATAACCAATCCTCGTAAGTCTTGTATGTAGCGGTACTCTGTTTTTTTCCTGGATACATTTCCAGACGATAGTATGGTGGACTAAAGAATACAACATCAAAGTGTGATGTGTATTTTGCGAGGAACGGTTTCATATCTAGTAATTTTTCCGACGGGCTATCGTAAATGGTGACGGTCTTATCAGGGTAATAGGTACGAGCAAATTCCGAGGTCTTCTTACATACACGGGGAATCACATCGGTACCAACATACTCAATGACATGCGGACATTCAAGGAAACCATAACAATAGGAACACCATCCGAGAGTTGGCGTGAATATCCGTGTTCCTCGGAGAACCGACTGGTTTAATGAATATACTAAATATGGGTTCATTATGGATGCGCGGAAATAAAAAGATGAGAATACACTTCCTAAACGCCCATTCTTCATATAATGGATCGCGCTCGGAGTTAGAATTTTATAATCTATAATTTTATTCGCGTATAGGTCTTCCAGCACATCAAAGAACGTTGGATTGTTCTCTATACCTGACTTGGTATCTTTGAGGATTTCCTTGTAGAACATGTTACGTATTACATTCTTGTATTTGACGAGTGCATTGTTGTTGATCTGGCCGTTTTTCATTGGCGGATCCTTTATGGCAAGTGATTCGGGCACTTTCAGCGAAACGTCGTAAAACCGCGATAAATACTCATCGCGGTAGCGTATGTTCTCCATCAAGAGTTGAATGTCGTCGTTTGTGAGTTTTTCCTTTGACTTCATATAATCAGTTAATGGAACCAGGCGTGATCCAATCTTCACTTTATATGCGTTCGGATTAGGATCTGATGTGAATAAATTAATTAATCCGCTTTTAGAAAGAAATTTCATTTGATTAATATGTAAATATATTATATATGGCGAAATCAAAACGGAATCTATCGCGTAAACATAAACAATCGCGTAAACTTACACAAAAAGGCACAAAACGCAACCGTAAACTAAAACGCGGTAAACTGGTTGGCGGGTATAATACAAAATCGTTTATCGAAAAGTTTGAAGCACTGGGTTTGCCAAACTTGGGCGCGGACGTTGATTCTGAAATTTCAAAAAGAATTGAAGACAATAACTCTATAAAAGATTTTTTGACAAATAGAACCAAAAGTGCTATTGTCAGTGGCAAATTATATAAGGATTTAACTGGTTATGAAAAGTATTGTATTGAGAACGCTACAAGACTCCCCAATGAATTTAAATTCAAACCGCCTGGACTGTTGTCTTCTTTCTTATCATATGCTCCTGGCTCTACACACCCGGATGGTTCGGACAAGGAAGCGTTTTATAAATATAAACAAGAGCTTAGCGAAAGTATAGAAAAGTTTATAGATGATTTTGCAGGAAAAAAATCTGCGATATTAGAGTTGTTTGATGTATTAGACGAAGAAGCTACAGCAGATACAGATAATTTTCGTGGTGATGAAATCGGTGTATTGCCAGTAAGTAATGAGGCAAATAGACAAAAATTAATAGATAAATTCAATGCCGAATTAATAAAAAATACTGACTCGCAAACAAAAGAAGACGGCAACTAAACTATTTTGTGTTGACATCAACACAAAATACGGGAAAATTGATTCAATCGGACATGGTACAATTATTACAACACTAAACCCAACAACAACATCAAAACCAACATGTCTTCTGTCAGCTTCTTCATCCCCCGCATGCTCGGTGAGTATTGCGAAACCCGTGTCAAGGGTATCTTCGAATCCGTCATCTGCGTAGGCACAGTTAACCGCGTGGACTTCGTCCCGATTGAGGGCGAGCCTCGCTTCCAGAAAGCGTTCATCCACATGGAACAAATTTACAATACTCCGGCAACTTCTCACCTCATGAGTGAGGTGTTTGAGGGTAATCGCGGAGTTCGCATGTACCCTGGCATGTTTCGCCAGAATGAGTACTGGGTACTTCTCAAGAACAAGACTCCTGTCCAGGAAACCAAACTGAATATTCACCAGGTCGCTGAGAATGCCAGGATCCTTCAATCCGTCGTAGAGACACAGGCGAAGGAGATTAAGGCGTTGCGCGAACAATTGGCTCTGATTACGGGAATTGAGATTGCCGAGTAGAGTCAGTAGGAAACCAAAAAACACAGAAAATAAAAAAAATGGCTTCGGCCACTTTTTTTATTTGGGTATAGTAAAATGAAACGGGTAACATTTAATGAAACCACACATATAGTATTCATAGAGAATAAAGAAGATATAGAAGATAAGAGAGCGCTATGGTGGACGTATATAGATTATATTGTTTTTCGTGAGCGAAACATAATGGAGCAGATTTATTTATTCACTGTGTTTGACGACGATGAAGAGCTTTAAGAATTAAAATGCGACTAAGTAGCATGTTTTTCTTCAAGGGTTTAAACCTTCTTAGCAATCGCCGTAGGTCTAAGGGGGCGACGCTTGACCTCAGAGAAAGGACGCGAATCACTGCGAGGGGCAGCAGGACGCGAATCACTGCGAGGGGCAGCGGGGCGCGTAGTAGAGTTCAGGCGATGAGTATCGCACATTAGAAGACCACCCTTGACTCCACTGACATCGGCAGCAATGTACTCATGCTGCTCGCTCTCAGACTTAGAGAGAAGGAACTCTACATACTCACCCTGTACCAGATACTTGTACTGGGCGGAATCTCCACGGAGAGAGGTGAAATGCGTGAAGATATCCTTATCCTTGTGCGATCCGTCGCAAACAGTTACGAAACCAAATCCAGACTTGCTATTGAACCACTTTACACGGCCGGTAAGACGATCGGAGGACATTATACACTTAAGAGTTATTTGTTTTTATATCGGTTACAAATATAATATTATACTTATTATATATAATGAAGCTTTTAGGAATATCTTCGGGCAAGATCGCGTCGGTTGCATTTTTACTAGTTACACTTTTCCTTGCATTATTTCTCAGTGGTATGGATTTCCTCAAGACCAGTAATGTGGCTGAGGTTCCCGTGTTCCACGAGGGACACGAAGGCATGAAGAAGCCGAAGGAGGGAATGGAGGAAGAGGAGAAGGAGGAGGGTATGGAGGAAGAGGAAGAGGAGAAGAAGGAGGGTATGGAGGAAGAGGAAGAGGAAGAGAAAGAGGAGGAGGTGGATGTAGTTGAGGGATTCCGCGGCGGCAGTTTAAATTACTCGCCTTATTAAGTAAACAATTCCATTAAAATATGATAATTTGGTTCCATATTATATTTTAACTCGTAACAGTATTTCAAGTACATCTTAATAGGTCCATCTAATGACTCATTTAGTTTAGTCCATTCCTTTGCATTTCTTCGCAAGATATTTGCAGGGTCATTGATATTCGTTTCCGATCCTGTAGAATCCCAAGGAAGTTTCCCATTCTGCATAAACATATACATGTAACCTAGTGATATAAGGTCGTCACGCCGCGACATTGGTTCTCCACAGTGATTGTAATAACTAATGTATCTAGGAGAACCGATGACATTATTTGGATCTTTTTTTACAATATGTTCCCCATCGTCGTCAATAAATACATTGGATAGGCCAAAATCAATCATATATAGATCACCATCCTTTATCATAAAATTTTGAGGTTTGATATCACGATGAAGTATGTGATGTTTATGGATACTCTCTATAACATCAATACACTTTATCATCATAGATGCCAGTTTTTTAGGTTCCAGTGTACCTTTACGCAATATGTAGTCATGTAAACTACAAGAGAAATGCGACATAACCAAACAAGTATGTCCGTGATGTTGTCCGAACCAATAGATCTTTGGTATGTTTTTCGTTCCACTATAAAACAAATAGTTTAATACAGTAACCTCGTGTTTGAGAACCTTATGCGTAGAATCCGATTTTTCTACTTTAATGGCAACGCGTTCATTATCTTTTGTAGTGCCGTCATATACCACGCCAAATTTACCATATCCTAATACAGAATTTACTGTGTATTTATTGCATATAACACTAGATATCATTTGTAAATATAAAATTACCAATGATTTTAATTCGTTTTATATTGTATATTCATGGAAATAGAAACCAGTTTAGAGCGAATTAAAAAACCAACGTACATTGCACTGTCTGTACTCTTATATATTTGCTATTTTGCTATCTACGCCGGATTATTCTATGTTAACCCCACATATGTAGATATGCTGAGTAAAAGCATACGTATTTTTATATGCGCGTTTTTAATATATAAATTCCATCCGTTTCGTCAACATAAACTACAAGATTTTGACGCGCAATTAATATTCGCCAGCGCAGGATTGATACTGATTGACATGGGTGTTACACAGTTCTTATTAGAAAAGTATAAAGATATAACAAGATAAGCGAATAATGGATATAGATGCGATTTTTGAGAAGGTCAGGCAAGATACGTCTCTCTTAGCCGATATTGATATTGAAGAATTATTGAGGAATGTAAATAATGATAAGCATGATTACCTGGATAATAAAACTCTAGGCGACATCCTAGATGAGAACATTCACGCAATAAAAACACTAGGCCTCCCAAAAGAAAAGACAAAGGATGTATGCAACCGGTTGGCTGGATACAGATATGTTGAGAATCTATACGAACTACACAAAGGTAAACACATCCGTTGGATCCGAAACGACAACAAAACCCTGACAAATGGTGCAATTGTAATGGACGTCAAGTTTTTGGATAACGGAAGCCATATATTATGCAGGAACGCACAACACAGGTTATTTCAAGTGAAATTTAATGAATGTCTTATATTCCAAAAATTATCCACAGGAGAGCAATTGATTCTTATGGCGTACGAACACGTGCGGGAGATAGGCGCTTCCGCGTAAACTTACCGATGGCATACTTCCTAACTTTATGAGTTTTGTTATTCATCGTGGTCAGATGGAAGAATTCTTGTATATGAAACATTAGTTTTTGAGAAACGGTTCTGTCAGTTGTAATCTCGCTTGTACTTTTTGGTATCGTGTTAACATATGTAAACTTATCTATAAGATATTTTTGTAGAATATCGCGATTCAATTCACTTACCAAATCGGATTTACAAACCCGAGATATAATGTCTGACGTCAATAGCTTATGGTAATATGGTTTAGGTTGAATATAATACACGCGGCCAGATTCCATATTCTCAAAATATCTATCGTCTATAAAACATATTTCACTAGTTCTGGGTAACAGAGAACACCTTATAAAATCACTATGAGTTTTGGATGACGTTGTTCGGTTGGGTTCAATAACAACACCATCTATTTTGAAAGCGCATATTAATTGATCGAACAAGCCGTGTGCTCGCTGTTTTTGTTCCAAATAATTAACGCACATAGTCGCCCATTTTTTCGGAAATCGGTTATTAGTATAAATAAACAGACGATAACAGTGCCCCTTTTGTTTCTTGTAATGTAAATAATCAAGAATATTAAGTATACCATATCGCAGAAACTCTGGGTATAGATCCAACAGCGCATTGAAGGAGTCTTGTGTTTGAGTAAAAAAATCCAATTCTCCGAGTGCCGTCCATAGTATTTCTAAATCGGCGAACGAACCAATCGTTTCATCCATATCAAACACGATCACTTTCTTTCGGTTTTTATTTTGGCTTGATTTAGAAGGATGAAACAATTCACCCTTATATATTTGCACGCTCATTATACATATTTGGTAGAGTTAAAAATTTATATGAAAATTTTTAATTCCGACTCTAGTTTCCGTTCATCTGCTTGTATTGTTTCCAAGAAATGGTCTTTGACTCTGCATAGGATACCTCTGGAGTATCAATCGTTTCGTTGATTGCATTGCACCGCTTCAGCGCAGAATCCACATACAGTTCCTTCAGGATCTTACCAACCATGACAGAACCTTCATGTTGGTCTACCTTCCCTTCCTCTATATGCTTCAATACGTCTAATAGATTACTCATAATATTTAAATCCAACTCGTCCTTATACGCCTTGTTGTAGATATCAGTGTAGTTACTAAATAAAAATCCACATTGCGACTGGCATAAATTAGAGAATCGGTCAGGTTCGTTCTTGCGAACACGCGCGTGCTTCTTCTTCAATTCCTGCATCTTCAAAATGTCGTCACGAATGAGATTACTATGTTTCACCTTCCTGATATGTTCGGTATTATCCTCACATTCATTTTGACTGATTAACTTCTTCAAATTTAAGCGTTCTTCGTTATTCATATTTATAGTTTAACACGATCCTTTTTATGTAATTTATGTATATATAATATAAATGTCATCTGCTGTGCCAAAATATCTTTATCTAGAGCCAACTGTAAAGACAAAATCCGCCGTAACCGGGGTACTATTAATAATAGTATTAACTGTAGTGGCTATGCATTACTTAAACATATATCTGAATTGGGATGCAAAGACCATCCAATGTAGGGTAGAAAACATATACCTTGCGTACATAACTGGCAATATGAAAAGCTGGTGGAAGAAATGTGGCGTTAAATAAATCGTTATATATATTATAAATGGAACTGCAACAAATGTCATATGCTTGGTTTGCAAGAAATGATATAATCCTATCACTGTTAATAATTGGATTATTCATCTACGTATGCGATATTTTAGTGACATACATAGTAGCAAATAAAACAAAAACGCCGATAAGACCAGTAAATTACATATTCGGCATATTGAAAGGATAGCGCTTTAGCAAAAAAATCTTGCAAATATGTATATAAATGAAACTAAATATGAAGTATGTTATTTTCGGGTCTGTATTACTCTTAGTTTTATTGATAAGCATGGCGAGTGCTTGTGGCGCTATGCCATACTCTGCGACGACTCGTTCATATGCTACATTTGAAGGTTTAGAGACGAAGAGTGAATTTGATGCTTCAGTAAATAAACTGTTGGATGATCTTGAGAAGCTAGGTGAGAACGATGAAGCTATTACGCAAAAAATTAAGGAAATTCGCAGTATTGATGATAGCGGGTATGATAAAAAGGCATTGAAAACTAGTCTGAAAGGATTGACCGACGTTGAGTCTTCCGATATGTATAAAGAAATACAAAAATTCATTCAAGAGAAACTGTCGGACCAAGAGGAAATGAATGTAAAAGAGGAAGAGGGGTTTGAGAACCGGTCTCAATCTATTGACATATTCGGTACGGCGGTAGGAAACCAGAATTGTGTGAAAACGGCGTCGGGATTATCTAATTCTATGGGAGCGCTGTGTTTGTCTGACGAACAATTATACATGTTACAGTCGCGCGGCGGAAATTCAACTGGTCGCGATTCGCAAATAGGCGCATAAAGTTATAATTTCTTATTAATATTTATAGTATGAAATTATACACGTTTGGATTAGTATCTATAATCCTTATATCTTTATTATTTGGAACAGGAGACACCATTGAAGGAGCAAGGGCAAGGGCAAGGGCAAGGGCAAAAGCAAAAAAACCAACTCTAGAATATGGCGGGGTTTTCTTAATACAAAATCAATTAATATTATTAAAACAAATAAAAGACCGATTAAAACTTGTGCCTAAATATGAGCTTAAGTCAGATCCCCGCAAGGAAATAAATGACAGTCTTGACACCATAACAAATAATTTGAGAACGTGGTTGAATAATAGAATAAAATACTTGGAAATTAACAAACGAACTCCAATTGCGCCATCAGAGAGCGAATCAATAGATGGACTAAAAAAAATGTGGCTTTACAATGGTATGGGTCTTAAAGTTCTAGTAGATGGAATTATCGGACGATTGAATATAGGAGAATCTAAACAACAAAAGGAAGTACACAAGCTAATAAAAATATTTGAGAAAAATATTAATATGGAATTAGACATTGTTCTTTCGGACATACCAACGAATACTGGCGAAAATGAAGGTGGAGATTTTGGAGATTTTAGAGATTCTGTTTTGGATAGTTTTGATTATATATTTAAAAGTGGTATGTTTAAATTGGATTGTTCGGAAGGAGAAAATTTAACCTATGAGGAACGATACTCATAAGTTTAGAAAAAATGTAATAGTATAATATATAAAATGCCCGGATCTACCAAAAGTTCTTCCCCTACCCCCAAGTCTCCCAAGAAGAGCACAACTCGCAAAAGCAGGGAACCCAAAGGAGTTCCGATGCCGCCTCACCACATCAAAAGAATCATTGACGGCAAGAAGCAAATGTACGATCATTTCGGAATGACTTTTGATGAGGAAACTGAAACAATGATTTTTAAAATGCTTCGCTTCAAGCGCCCCGAAGAGCCTCACTCGTACTGGGGAAATATACATTCGTTAGAAGATGCCGTCAAAATGGCTTACCCCATTAAGCCTCTCGTGTAAATGTAACTCCACAGTTTTTGCAATACCGAATAGTAATACATTTGTCCGGCGTTATGTCAATATAATCTGTCATAACATCGTGCACGCAATATCGCATTAAAAAAGTGTTAATTATTTTATTAGTTTCATCTGTAGCTACTTCTATTCGCGCCATCTCATCCCTCATCTCTAATATCAAGTTTACCAATCGTTCACTCATTCCTTATACTTACACATACATACTGTTTAATATACTTTGCGAAAGCTTTTCCTCAGTCTTAATTAGCGCGTCCACGTCCTTCTTGGTTACCGTGAACGGGAACTTCACTTTCAGCTCAATGTTCTTTGTAAAGAGATTGTCCGATTTGTCTGATACAAGGCGGAACAAATTGAGCTTCGTGTGGATCACCTCCAAGCACCGCTTGAGATTTCGGACACCATCCTCAGACTTGGTGAGTCCCGTGTTGGTGATAATGTACTCCAGCGTCGCGTCGGGGATAATTACATCCTCCTTCTTAAAGTTGACCTGCTCGCGAATCTTGGGAAGCAGGTAATCATTCGCGATGGTGATCTTCTCCTTGGTATCATAACCCTTCGTCTGGATGCTATACATGCGATCCTTGAGAATCGGGTTCACCATGGACTCGTCATTGTAACTGAAGAGTAACACTGCGCGACTGATGTCAAAATCCACGTCGGGGAAATACTTGTCGTGGAACTGATCGTTCTGGGTAGAATCCGTCATATGGGTAAGGATACCGATAATCTCACGCCCCTTCTCACCCTCGCCCACCTTATCCAGCTCATCAAAGAGAATGCACGGATTCATCTCTTGCGTCGCGCTCAAGATCTTGGTGATGATGCCGGGTCCACTTCCCTCGTACACATACGGGCTGCCAACAAAGACCGCTTCATCGGTCGCGCCTCCCAGAGGAACCAGGCTGAAACTGCGATTCAAAATCTTGCTGATTCCGTACTTCGCCAGTGTGGTCTTTCCAGTTCCCATCGGTCCCTTCAGCGCGATCGCGGTTCCCATCGCACTAGGGTTCGCGATCCACTGACCGATCATTTGTAGGATCTGCATCTTCGCATCCACAAGACCGTACGCACACTCATTGAGGATTTTCATTGAGTTATCCATGAAACCCTGGCAGGCATCCAGCCCATGGGCCATGTTGACGTCCAGGATGGCGTACTTTCCGAAGGGGATTCGCATAAACTGATCCACCCAATTCTTCAGCTTGAAGTACTCCGAGTCGCATGTATCCATAGACTTCAACAGATTCAGCTTCTGCATTATCGTCGCCTTGTACTTTGTCGGAATCTTAGACTGAAGCAGCGCAAGTCGGTAGGGGCGATCAACCACAATATGAGTGTTGATCTCCTCCAGGTCCTTCATGATCCTGCGCTGCTCCGTGTTAGAAAGCTTCTTCTTGAAATACTCCATCTCGCTCTCGGCCTTCTGCTTCGGCGCATTCACCAACTTGTGATAATCCTTCGTATTTTCGGATCGCGTCTTCTTCACAAGCTGCTTGATAGAGTCCTTGCAATCAGCGAGCGACTTCAGGAGAGACTTGCTGTCAGGCTTCTTCTTCAGCTTCTCAGTCAGGAATTTCTTCGTCTCCACAAGATCCGAATACTCGCTATCAAATGCGATCTTCTCCTTGTCTTGCTTCTCCTGTTCCTTCTTCAGCTTCTTATCCTTCTTCTCCTTGGCCTTCTTATCAACTTCAGTCAAGTCAACCGGTTCGTAAGTCTCTTTCATAAACATCTTCTCATCATCGCTGTTGCACTCCTCATCCTCGTCATCCTCCAACTCATCCTCATCCTCGTCACCGCCTCCTCCACCGAATCCGAAGATGATGTTGATCTTATTATCTTCCTCCTCGTCTTCCTCATCATACTCGTATTCATCCTCATCTCCCTCCTCATAATCATCATCGTCCTCATCCGATTCCTCCTCCTGTACGACGGGCTTCTTTTTCTTTTTCTTGTCGTCAGGTTTCGGCTTCTTGTCCTGCTTGACCTTGTTCTTAATATACGTAGACGGGAATATCTTAGACGCGATCTTGCGAACTTTCTTGCGAATCGCCTCCTCTTCCTCTTCATCCACCTCCTCATCGTCCTCATCAATGTCGGTATACTCCGTCTCAGTATCATCGTCATCTTCCTCAATCACCTTACGACTCTTTTTATTAGTTTTCTTCTTAGGGGGTTTGTAGTCCGAGTCCGACTCCTCTTCGGTCTCGGTCTCGGTGTCCTCGGATCCGATGCTCTCCTCATCGGAATCGTCGCGACCCTTCTTCAGGCGCCTGGCCTTGGTAGTAATCTTCTCGTTTCTAGTGTGAACCATTTTATGAAAGGTGGTGGCTTAAGTACCATATTTCAAGACGGCTGTAGCATGAATCAATTTTCCACAAGTTTGTGTTGGAATAACATTTAGAATATGCGAAAAATTCGCTAGTTGTAAAATAAAAGATTCCCGAAAATTGAAATCATTTTTAATAATATAAATAGTTAGTATATACTATAATACCCATGTCAAAATCAGTAACGAGTGATCGCGTTGTAACTTCCAAGATCATCGGAATCCAATTTAGTATGTTGTCGGCGGACGAAATACGAAAAAATTCCGTTGTGGAAGTAACGTCCCGTGATACATATATCAACAACAAGCCTGTCATTGGCGGTCTATTTGATCCGCGAATGGGAGTGTTGGAACCTGGCACGATCTGCCCCACTGACGGACATACATATATTGATACACCGGGTTATTTCGGACATATTGAATTGGCTAGACCGGTATTCTTCACTCAACATCTGAAGGAAATCATGAAGATCTCAAAATGTGTATGTTTCAAGTGCAGCAAACTCTTAATTTCCAAGACGCAGCACGCGCATGTTTTGAAAATGAGCGCGTCCAAACGTTGGGACTATGTGAGTAAATTGGCAACCAAAGTGAGGCGTTGTGGCGAGAAGACAGACGACGGCTGTGGTTGCAAACAGCCCGATAAGATTAAACTTGAGGAGATGGCTACGATTTTCGCGCAATGGGATACTATGGAGAACGAGGCAGGAGAGAGCGGACCGGTAAATATTAAGCTGACGCCAGAGCTGGTACTCAAGAATTTCAAGCGCATTTCCGATGAGGATGTGAACTTCATGGGATTTAGCCCGACTTGGTCTCGTCCTGATTGGATGATATGCCAAGCGCTACCCGTGCCGCCACCTTCGGTCAGACCATCCGTCAAGCATGACGCGCAACAGAGAAGCGAGGACGATCTTACTCACATTTATAGCAACATCATTAAGACGAACAAGGATTTACAAGAGAAAATTAAGAACAATGCGTCCGCGAATGTGATTGACGGTCTGACGAAGCTTCTACAGTATTTCATTGCAATGATTGTCAATAACAAGACGAAGGGTGCCGCTCCACTCGCCCAGCGCTCGGGACGCCCGTATCAGTGTATAACGTCTCGTTTGAATTCTAAACAGGGTCGTATCCGTGGTAATCTCATGGGGAAGCGCGTGGATTACAGCTCGCGCTCCGTTATTAACGGTGATCCGAATCTGAGTATTCGCCAGCTTGGAGTTCCGATGAAGATCGCGATGAATCTCACGAAGCCAGTTATGGTGAACGACATGAATCGCGAGTTCCTCAAGAAGTTGGTACAGAATGGACCGGAAACATATCCAGGCGCGAAGATCCTGGAGCGCAAGAGCGGAGGTAATATTTCACTGAGATATGTTGACCGAAATTCAGTGAATCTTGAGAATGGCGACATCGTACATCGTCACATGATGGATGGCGACGCGGTCTTATTTAACCGTCAACCGTCCCTCCACAGGATGAGTATGATGTGTCACATTGCGAAAATTATGAAGAAGGGCGATACATTCCGCTTCAATGTTGGAGTGACCAAGCCTTACAATGCTGATTTTGACGGGGATAGACTTGACTGCTTATACGCAGTCATAAAATGCTGAAAACATTTTGTCCTCAACAGGGAGCGTGAAAAGCGTGATACTCCCTAGTTAATGTTTTGAAAAACTACTTAAAGAGAATAGAGGTTCTCTATATAAAATGGAACCATCAAACCGAATTAATCTGTCAAACCAGATCATAGACGATCCTAATATCCGATACTGTGAAATTTATAAAATAACGAACATAGCAAGTGGTAAACTATATGTGGGACAGGCATTGTCTCACATTTTGAATCACAAACGCTATAGGCCACATGGACGCGAAGGTAGATTTCGTTGCCATATATCAGAAGCATTTTCATCAAAGCAAAACCAATCATACTATTTGAATAACGCTATACGTAAATATGGCGTTACCAACTTTAGTGTAGAACTATTGGAATATTGCGAAATTGTAAATGCGGATGCGCGCGAAACTCATTACATTAAGGAGTTGAATAGTCTGTTTCCAAACGGATATAACCTTAAGAACGGTGGAACTACATTTACTCACTGTGATGAAAGTAAAAAACGCGTATCTGATGGCGTAGCACGTTATTTCAAAGACAAGAAGTTTCAGCGATTTATTGGTGTAAGTTGTATATCGGACGACATACACAAGTACATTCATCCGCTAAACAGAGAAAAAACACAGTATGGTTGGTACGTATTGATTGACAAGAAGAAAGCCGATTTCGGTGGAGTCCATATTCCGTTAAGCGAAAGTAGAAAGAACGCAGAGGAATTTATAAGAAGTTTAAAACAAAACATTAGCAACATGACCAAATTGCGGGAAACCCCTATAGAGCCTTCACTACCACTCACATCTGGAAACGGATCTGAGGAACTCGGTTAATTGCCGAACACAATGGTAAAAATGTGAAGGATTGGGCGATCCGCAGCCAAGCCCCTAAACTCGCTTTGATAAGAGCATGGGGAAGGTTCAACGACTAGACGGTTATGGGTCTCATATGATGGTTTAATCAACCTGATGAGGCTTAAGGTATAGTCTACTCCCATAGGAAACTATGGGTAATTCAATGGAAATGAATATGCATTTACCCCAGAATGTGCTGGCTGAAACAGAGCTGAGACACCTGGCAGCGATCCCTTACCAAATTATTAGTCCTGCCTCCAATGCGCCGATCATCGGCATTTTCCAGGATTCGCTTCTTGGGTCATATCGGTTCACGAGACCGAATGTTAAACTGACACAGAGGGATGCCATGAATCTCCTGATGATGTTCCCCAGGGTGAATACGAAGGCCATCCGCGATGCTGGAAACAAGCTGAATAGTTTTGATGTGTTGTCACAGATTCTGGCACCGATTACCTTGAACTATAAGACTAACTTGTTCGGCGACAACGAGGAGTATGCTACATCCAACAATGTATTGGAGATCCGTAATGGGAAATACATTCGCGGACAGATGGAGAAGTCAGTTTTGAGTTCTACGTCTAAGGGAATCCTACACAGAATCTTCAACGATTTCGGAAACATGGCCTGCTCCAACTTCATTGATGATCTGCAGAATGTTGTTACGGAGTACATGAAGTCCAGTTCGTATAGTGTAGGAGTGAGTGATCTGGTAGCAGACAAGATGACTCAGAACAAGATCATACAGGCGGTCACCAAACAGCAATTGGAGGTGCAGTCGCTAATTGATAAAGTCCACCTGGGAATCTTTGAGAATAATACCGCGCACACGAACTCGGTTGAGTTTGAGAACCAAGTGAATAATATCCTGAATAAGGCGCGCGATGAGTCTGGTCGCGTAGCGCGCGACAGTCTTAGCAAGGATAATCGTTTCCTAATGATTGTGAAGTCGGGTTCCAAGGGTAACATGTTGAATATTTCACAGATGATTGCTGGTCTGGGTCAACAGAACGTTGATGGAAAGCGAATCCCATACGGATTTGAGAATCGCACGCTACCGCACTTCTGTAAGTACGACGACAGCCCCACTGCTCGTGGATTCGTAAACAATTCGTATATTTCGGGACTCAAGGCGAAGGAACTATTCTTCCACGCTATGGGCGGTCGTATCGGTTTGATTGATACTGCGGTGAAGACGTCTCAGACTGGATATATCCAGCGCAGGCTAATCAAGGGTATGGAGGACTTGAAGGTGGAGTATGATATGACGGTGAGAAATAACATGGGTCGTATCATTCAGTTCGCGTATGGTGACGACGGAATTGATGCGACGCGTGTAGAGAATCAGTCTATCCCACTGGTCGGAATGAGTATTGAGGACATCTACATGCATTATGACATCAACGACATCACCAATGTGAACGCGATTTACACGAAGGAAGCTGGCAAACGCATGAAGTCGCAGGCGAAGACCGCTCAGGAAAAATGTGTGAAGTACATCAATAAGATGATCGCTAGTCGCAAGGAGATTGTAGAATCGGTTTTCAAACACAAGAACGAGGATGGAGTGAAGATGCCCGTATCGTTCGCAAACTCCATCTCCAATATCCAGGGACAACTGAGCCTCAATGCGAACTCTGTGGTTGACATTACTCCATTGGAGGCGTTTCAGATGATTGAGGAGTATTACGAGCGATTGAATTCACTGACTCTTGCGAAACCGGGCAGGCTGTTTGAGGTCCTGTACTTCTATTACTTGTCGCCGAAGAGCTTGTGCTTACAGAAACGGTTCCATAAGAACGCTCTCACTATGCTGTTGGAGATGATCGTATTGAAATACAAGCAGTCCATCGTGCACCCGGGAGAGATGGTGGGAGTTATCGCCGGACAGAGTATCGGTGAGCCTACTACGCAGATGACGCTGAATACGTTCCATTTGGCTGGAGTTGCGAGTAAATCTAACGTGACTCGCGGAGTGCCGCGCATTGAGGAGCTTCTGCGCCTCACGAGCAATCCGAAGAATCCTTCGCTCACTATCCACTTGAAGCAGATGGATGAGTTAGATAAGGATAAGGCCACCAAGTATGCGAACATGATTGAGTTCACCAAATTGTCGGATATTGTGAGTTCCATGCAGATCTGCTTTGATCCGAATGAGCGCACGACGATGGTTGAGTCCGATAAAGTACTGCTAGACCAGTTCTACGAGTTTGAGGACATGGTAGACGAGTGCAATGATGGAAGCGCTCCGGCCGATACGAGGATGCGTTCCAGGTGGATCATTCGCATGGAATTGGATGCGAGCATATTATTGGAGAAGAATATTACAATGGATGACGTGCACTACGCGATCTCCAACAGCGCATATGGAGAAAATATCAGCTGCGTATTCTCGGATTACAACAGTGATAAGCTAGTGTTCCGAATCCGGTTGTTTGATATCAACAAGAAAAAGAAGATTGTGGCGAATACTCTGGACCAATCGGATGAGATATATGTCTTGAAGAATATGCAGGATGTCTTATTGAATAGCATTGTTCTGCGTGGAATAACCAACATTGGTAAGGTTGCGCCGAGAAAGTTACAGAACATGGTATCATTGGAGGATAGTAAGTATGTCCGAAAGGATATTTGGGTTCTGGATACGACGGGTTCCAATCTACTACAGATACTTGGGTTGGATTACATAGATGTGATTCGCACCTACAGCAATGATATTCGCGAGGTGTATGACGTGCTCGGAATTGAGGCCGCGCGACAGATGCTTTTCAACGAGATTTCGGAGGTCATGGAGTTCAGTGACGCTTACATCAACTACCACCACTTGAGTTTATTGTGTGATAGGATGGCGATCAGTAAGAACATGGTTCCGATCTTCCGATCTGGACTGTTGAATGACAACATCGGGCCGATTGCGAAGGCAACGTTTGAGGTGCATACAGAGGTCTTGTTGGACGCAGCGCGTCATGCGGAACTGGACCAGATGCGCGGTGTATCCGCTAGTGTTATGTGCGGTCAGTATGGAAAATACGGAACCGGCGCTTTCAACGTCATCCTTGACATGAAGGAAATGGCGAACCTGGCGGCAGCTGTATCCAAACAGACGAACAATATTGATAATATGTTCGGAATCAGCTCTGATAAGAGCGATGGATGCGCCACGAATACAATCAAGATTCGTAACAATATCACTAACATTAAGAAGTCGGATGCGGCGGTGTGTGACGACGATTATAACATGGGATTCATGTAAAGCCACCTTTGGAAGAAGGTGGATCCAAAATCCACCTTTAGGAAAGGTGGAGCCAAATAATATTTATGTTAATTTTTTCTTATTACCTTATATGCTAACAAGAAATTTTTAAATGCTGAATAATGCCGGGCTGATTGTGCCTAATCCTGGTTCCATAGGAGACGTTTCGATTTGGAAATATTGTAGGTCGGCTTCACGTTGTAATTTGAATGCGCGTTCTTCTTCTAAATATGTTGGTACACATAGTTCGTCGTAAATTCTATAAAACTCTTTTAACATATTTTTCAAAATAATCCGAATCATTGGTTTTGCATCACTAAATACAACTTTTTCGCATGAATATATACCATCCAAACCGTGATCTAATATTTTTTCGTTACTTCGTATATGATGATAAAACCTTGAACCGTGCATGGCGTGTCCCATTATATAATTATAGCCAATATCAGGTAGTTCCTTGAGTTCGTCAGGTTTATATAAGCGTAACAACCCCGTAAGATGTTCTTTTACTGTTATTTCGAAAGAAGAATAATTAGGTAACCTAAATCGTTTATATTCGTATTCTAGAAATTCGGATAACAGTTCTTTATACCTTGGAGATTCATAATCCAAATTATTTACTGTCACTTCATGTTGGGCCCTTTTTATCCCAAAATTATATTTCGCAAGTTCATTTTTATTCTGATACATCTGATACAGTTCATCCAGTTGTAATATAAAATCGCTGCCGCTATTGGCGTATTTCCACTTTTCTAAAATCGTATCTAAAAAGGTATCTTCTACAGCAGAACTCATATAATGTAGTAAAACAATAGAATAACAAAAAAATAACGCACGGTGTTTTCGTTTGTTCCAAGATATGTATTTTTCAACGCAACAAAACGCTATTTTTTAAAATCTATGGGGTAAAAATTGAAATGTGTGCGCGCCCTGTATATTATGAATCACATCAACCAAAACATGTTTCCTGTTAACATCAAGATCAGTAACGAACTCAAGAAGATTATCTGCATTTACGCGGGTTGGATTCTGCTTCACTTTATCGCGTCACACTTATATACATATTTATGCGTCCCAATGACGTGGTCTGGGTTTATTCTGTCGCCGTTTATGGTTGCCACTCCACACTGCCAGGGATTACGTTGGGCTATATACAACGGCGGACTGACAATCGCTAACATGTGGTTAGTGTTTGGGGTGTGGATCAGTTCGTTAATTCTACGCGGGTAATTCTGCATTTGAATAAGGTTGTATGTATTTAGACTTGTCGGGTTCTGCAATATCGTATGTAATATTATTCAAATACGCATTCACACTAAAAACGTTCGTTTCATTTAAGTACGCCGAGTTAATTGCAGAGTCAAGTAGTAAAATCTCATCCGGGTTTATCTTATACGATACGTTGCTAATATTCAAATAATTTTTTGGTTCCAGCATGAATGAACGGACGCGTTTGAAACGAATGAGCTCGTCTGCAATTTTACCAAAATATATCTCACTATTTTTTCCGTTCGGAATAAGATAACTATTCATTGGTAACTCCAGTTTGCACTTATCTAATTGGCAGTCAAAATTAGCAGGGGTTTCTTTGAATTCAATTTCATCATCCATCAATTCATGGATCTTACCTTCTACTTCGGTCAGCTTATCATTGTATTTTAAATCATCGTTTTGTAATATCTTAATTAAATCACGCTTAATCTTGCGTTTATCGTATAATCCAAGTAACATACGTACCGTACTGCGAAACTTTGTATAGTAGTAACTTTCTTTATGGATATTTTGTATAATTGATACGCGATCGGCATCTTGAGGGAAGTTAGTAATAACCTTTATATCAGCATTCAAATAGTCACTGCTACTGATATCAATTAATTTCAACCCAAGCTTGGCGTCTGTTAAAACACTAGCATCTCTTGCTGTTGGTTCATCTAATTTTATGTATTGATTTGTTCTTGTCAACAATCCAACCACTTGATTTCTATCTATTACTTTACGACTAGGTATACAGTCAATTTGCTGCTGTGTCCTTGAGAAAACGACACTTAGCAAACGAATAGTAGTGTCATAATTCATCCAATTATCTTTGTCATCTTGGAATGTAAATCTAAACGAAGGGATAAAAGTAGACGGATAACATGGAACGAATACAGATTCTGAATTAATTTCAACTATAAATCCAATGGTTTTGAACTGATAATTTAAAACTTGTTCTCTAACAACAAAGTTACCTATGTCACGTAATATAGCCAGAGTTTTTCCGGCACTCAGCGCTTTTGTGTAATCATATACAGTATTACCCTTCTCATCCTTTGATTTCAGACTATTTTTCGGTTTGCACTGATTGGTTGTAATTTTCTGAATTCGCTTCAAAATGCCGTTCATATCAATCCCTTTGTAAGACTCTCTTGGATTGAACCACTTTCTAGTGTTAATTCTACCATCGTGATCTTCATACAAATAAACAGGTTCGTAGAAATCATCTTGTTTCAATAGAATAAACGTTCTCATGTTAATGATATCATATGAATCTGTATACATGTTGGTAGGGCATAATAATTCAATGTGATCGGTATCTCTTGTAATTTGTAATATAACCAGATTTATACCGAGATTCAGACCAACGTCATCTGTCATTGCTTTTAATAAAGGAAATAATTTGTTGCTTGGTTTTGTAAGTATGTCCCATATATAAGTATGATCTATATGTGCCTCCGGATCACTTAAAAACCGTTGGAAGTTCTCATACGCGCCAATCACTTCATTTCGTAACTGCACCTCGCGTTCATTTGCTAGATTAATTGATTTATAAAATGAGGAATTCTCATACTTTGATGTATCTGGTATCTCATATGTAGATGGTCTGAATATAATAGACAGCGCACTGCTATTGTACGAAATGAAATCCTCTAGCGTAATGGCATCTACTAATATCTTTCGCATTTCGGCAATCGTAGGAACCTGAGAGTTTGACATGTTATTTAACGCTGCATATATATCAGCGAAACAGCCGATAATTGACTGATCTACAGATTGTTCCACTCCATAACGCAGTAGGCAAGGATAATCGCGTTTTATGGTACTGGATTCAACACAGTCATTGTTGTCAATCCCGAAGAAGTCCTGTGCCTGTTTCGGTAAAAACCCCCAACGTTTTTTCTGTACTGGGAACTTATACTCCTCTGTTATATACGTATCCACGTCAGCGGATGCCACATTTTTCTCTTCCTCTTCCTCTTCCTCTTCAATTACCTGATCGCGTTTGAAACAACACGGGAAATCAAACTTTGATTTTGAATTCTTGATAAATCCAGGATAGTGTGGTATGTACTTTCCATCAACGAAATGTTCCTGTGGATGAGCGAATTCATATATGTATGCACCACTTGGGACGGTTTCTGCCTTATACGGTATCATTATTCCCTTTCCCTCACTATCTACTAGTTTTTTCACTTCATCTTCGGTTAAACTGCGATTCGTTTTTAGCGACCAATATCTCGGACAGATATACCAGAATTTTTTATCCGGATCAGTACTATACGATATCGCGCTCAAATAGGATCCTTTCATCGGTTCCAGGTAATCCCATATTCGCATGACGATGGATTCGCGTTTCGCTTTCATTTCACTATCAACATAATCCTCTATTTTGTCAGATGGTTTTTTTGCGTATAATTCGGTGAGAAAGGCATCTGCGTCGGCCGGTAGATTTTTATCTTTCAACCTCTTAATGTATTCCTTATCTATTTTTTTATTGAATGCCAAGGTTGAGTCGGTTTCTATCAGTTTTTTGGCGAATATCTCAAACTGTTTTTTATCCATCGGTGTCTTTTTATTACGCCATAGTGCATTTATATATGGTCTGAGATCAACCGGCGCTTCAGCGGATGCCGCTTCTAATAATTCACTCCAGTTTGTAAATTTGCCCTTCGCTCTATCACCGTCGTCTATGCGCTTCTTTTCCATTTCATTCAACATGACTGGGTGGCGATTTACTTCTCCTCTGCATGTACGCGAGAACTGGTTGGTCTTGCCATCTCCAGTTAATTTAATCAGTTCCGGATCGCGATCTTCAATTCGCTTTTGAAATATAGTCGGATTTTTTAGTTTCATACCATACGGATTAATGTCATCATCGTCTTCATTTTCATTTGCACCACCTTCCATATCAAACTCTATGCCGAATAACTCATCATCATCTTCATTGTATTCCCTCTTTGCCTCTTCTGATGTGGCCGCTATTGTTTTCATAAAGAATTCCGGATCCAGATCTATCGGCGGCGTTGGAGGCGGTCGTTCCACAACCTCTACCATTTTTTGTTCTACAACGTTGAAATTAATTTCACGTTTACAAGCGTCTTGTATATCCTTAATTGGTACGCCTGACGTTTTCGGCGAGTGATATATGCGTATTATGCTGTCAATATATGTTTTAATAATCTCTATATAGCGCGATGACGTCATATTATCAACACTAATGTGTAGTTTCTTATCGCCTTGTGAGATTCGTAAGTTAACTGGAAACCCAGTATTTTCGTTGACGGCCACTGTGTGCTTTGTGAAGAATTCAATGACGTGATTCCTTGCAATTTCTTCAGTAAAGTTGAATTCCTTTGCCAGAGATCGGATAATGTCGTCCACTTCCGCGTGCGTATTTTTTTCTACATTTATAAACTCATCCACCTGATTCATCTCCTGAAAATTATCAACTCGTTTGAATCGCAACTTTGCGCCATCCGATGAATTTATATCCAGCGTCTCAACTATAAACAAACTAGACAGACAGCTACGATAAGCATTGAGATTGAATTCCGATGGTTTCTTTATAGGTATACTAGATATGTACCCGATGTTATATACTTCAACTACAGAGTCATTTAAGCTAGTGAATTTCCTTATGTTATATCCTATCGGTTGAATGTACTTATTTATATCTGATATCACTGGATCCAGACCATTCACTAATAGTTCATTTAACTCGTCTTTTGAAATGGGTTCACTCAAATTTGAATGGACTCGTAGACTACCGTCTTTCTGAAAATCCACATATAGTTTAATATCCATGGTTTTGAATTTAAAATTCGTGTATAATGATACCTCACCAGACTTACCAGTCTCCTTGCTTAATCTACGGATTGTCACCGCATCCAAGAACGGTTTTCGTCTCCCATTTGCATAGATTTCCTTACTATATAGACGATACATGTTCTCTCTACGGAATCCGGGGTTGTATTTTATAAACGGTACGTTCTGCGTAGCATGTATATTTTTGAATATAGAATCTAATGGTAATAAGTTTACAAACTCCGTCTTCAATCCTATATCAAACTTGTGAATACCTTCATCTGTATATGGTAGAAAATCGTTATTAGCCTTAATTTTGCGAAACATATCTACTGTGTCATACAAACGTATGATATCGCTACTTATATTAAGCTTTGTTTCCGCTATTAGTTCTTGAGAACGTCCAACTAGATCAGACAATGCGTATATTCCCTTTGCAGATAAAAAAGGAAAATATGAATCACATACGAATTTCTCTTTTGTATCTGCGCGACCCAGTACATCTTTTGCCATACACGCATATATCACGTTCTCTTTTAATCGTCCTACATTCAAGAGAACTGACGCATCTGACGAATACATGTTAGCATCTGCATTTACGTAGGCTGTTGTATATTGTAACGGGTTAACTGAGAATAGATGATTAATTGAATTCGTAAATTCGCGACCTAATCCCCGTTTAATTGTCTGGACCTTTGTAAACAGTTCGCGTACAGCTTCAAATGTATATGGACCATCGTTGAATTCAACAATATCTGTGGTATAATTGCTATATAAGTGTTTTAACCTATCGTTTGATAGCAAATCGGTTTCATTAACTTCATCATATTCATCAGCTAGCTCATTATATATATCAAGTAACTTGGCATCCGACATGGGCTCAATTAAAAAATCTGCAAATAAATATAACTCACCATACGACGCCGTGTCTAATCCAAGTTTTATGAGTATTTTATTCTTAATCGCTTGGATTGTATCATCCAGATGTATGAGTTTGTCGCTAAATACGATAGTCTGCTGGATAGTATTATCCGGATTTAATACACATACTTTGAAGTTATCCGACATTCTATATTTACTAATGTTATATTATACCTATATCAAAAATATAATAAAACGTTTTGTGTTGAAGGTTTTGAAAATTGATCTGTTTTGTTTGCTTCCTTTCTGGTTTCATTCACAATCCAACTAATAACATAATGAGCTCCGTTGACAGCGCATCCACTTACTACGACGACGAGGACATGTCCGACTACTACGAGGTAACGACGGTGGGGGAATATACAGTCCTTACCACGATTCAGTACGGATACACGTACATCCTTACGTACGACCGCTACCATCGTAGATATATCGTGCACGGCACCACGAACCCTAACATCTTCCCGAAACAGTAATTACACTGCAAGTAGACATACACCAAAAATACACAGAAAAACACCTATCATGTGGGGTAACGTAATCGTTTCATCCAATACTAGATAACCTAGGATGACTGCTAAGGCCGGATACACTGACGTTATGGATGCAACTAAATATACCTTGTTGGTTTGTAGTAATCTATTGTAAAGGAAGGTAGCAATTATACTAGATATAACGCATAGTAATAACAAGGGATACAAAACCCTTTTTTTATTCATAGTAACAAGATCTGAATAAATATCTTCATATCCCATTGTAATTACATACAAGAGAACCAGTCCGAAATAAACTACATATGAAAATGCAATAAAACTTTTCACTTGTATATGCTGCAGTATATATTTTGTTACAATCGGAATTGAACCGAATATTATGACAATTAGAAGGCTTTCCAGTAGCATATAATGTATATATGTAAATGAGATAAAGATATATTTGTGATTACAGTTATGCAGAATATATGGGAGAACCTAGACCAGTCAATTCAAATATCCAATAGATATTTGGGCGTATTGCGAAGCGATAAGCTGATCGCGCATAATCCTCAAGTTCCGAACATTCAGCGGCTTTGTGATGATACTAAAGTAAGTGATATAGTTGTGTATCAATCTCATAGATTGAAACAGAGCGGGACTTGTAATTTTCTAGGGGTAATCAACATACATTTTTGTAAGGAAACTGGAGAACTTTATATAATAGACGGTCAACATCGCTACGAGGCAGTTAAACGCATTTGTCGTGAAGTTTGTAATTTCCCAGTGGCAATTGAGATTGTTATTGTTGAAACGCTGGACGAAGTAAAAGAGAACTATAAGATCCTGAATAAAAATACAACGTTGCCTGATTTTCCAGAAACGATTGATAAGGCAATTCCCGAAACGGTAGCGCTCTTTTTCAAAGAAAAATACCCGACTATATGGTCTAAGAGTTCGCGTGCAAGACGACCGCATATATTTTTTGATTTTTTCCAGGAAGCATTGGGTGTGCTAACGGAATATCTGGAGATTACTACATCCGCCGAATTGCAGCGAATGGTTGAAGAATATAATATGAAGTTGAGTAAGTGGAACCCAGAACAGTATCCAGATTCTAAAACGCTGAACGCAAATATTCTGGGTAAATGTAAGGAGACTGGTATGTACCTCGGGCTATTCAGTCATGTCTCCGACGAATATAGATATGACTGGGTTAAATCGCTAATACAAGTGGAAAAAGGTATCGTAATACGCAGACCGAAGAGCACAGCACCCAAAAAAGCGACCATACCTAAAAAGATCCGAGAGGATGCGTGGAATACGCATGTAGGCATGAATAAGAAATCGGCACTATGCATTTGTTGTAGAACATCAGAGATTGATGTATTTAATTTCCATGCAGGTCATGTAAAATCAGAAGCAAACGGAGGGGTAGTTAATGTTGACAATATACGTCCTGTATGTAGTAGTTGCAATCAATCCATGGGTACACAGAATATGGACGAGTATGTGAGAACATATTTTTTACATAATCTCACAAAATTCAATTCAATTACATATGACGAACCAAACTCGTCTAAAAAGAAGTGGAACTTAGGTATTTTCTCATGAGCGGGTTTTCAATAATGAACGAATCCACCAAGGGAGGGGTCGTAGGGGAACCGCAGGTTCCCTACAAACGTAGGTTCCCTGATTATTTTGCGTCATAATAAGGATTATCAGTAAGCTTCATAGAGCAATACTCGCCTGGTTTCTTTTTATAGTCTTTGGGTTCGTGGATTCCAGCTTCCTTTGCATTTTGTAACATGAATTTAAAATTATCCCAAAACTCGCTTTTGTGTCCTATGGACTTTGTCATTACGTGAGACAATTCATGTATTGCTACGAACATGAGTGTATGTTCGTCAATCAAATTGGTTGAATCATCCTTCTTTATATTCAAACAGAAGGCTAGTTTCTCGCCCTTGTTCTCACTATATGCTGTGTACTGGCTGGTTGGTAAAGTCTCCATGATTTTTTGTGGATTGTATCCCTTAACTAATCGCTTGACACGTTCGTCATTCGGGTGCTTCTTATCAACATACGCAACGAGTTTCTTACATTGCGCGGTAGTACGGGCCAGCAGATCGGCGGCAGCTTTCAGATTCGCCCTCTCGCGTACACAATACTTGTTGCCATCAACAGATGAAATTACGCACTTCAATTGGAAACTATCGGTATCAAAATATATATATAGGCATATTCCGATTATAAATAGTATTAATACGTATCCTAAAACGTCCAAAAGATTCATATGTCTTCTATATAATATAAGACATATATTAAACCGATGAAGATTTCAAATGGGACGCTTTCAGCGTCCGTTTGGAAACTTATCGGTCATAATCCTTAAGAATAAAATGGGACTTCAAGGGTTTAATCGCCTATTACTTCGCACAAACGTTGAACTTCTGGTAACTTCGGCGGATTTCCTCCAGAAAAACAAACGCTCATATTACGGCGATTGAAATATTTACGCGCTACTTGGTTTATTTCGCTCGTCGTTATTTGTTTATAGTGTTTCTCGTATAGCTTATTGTAAGGACATATAGTTCTATCGGGATATAATAACTCGGATGTGCCATTATGTATACACCTTAGTTCGTTGTCATCTAAACTCGTGTTAATGGTACCCTCTAAAGTATGTTTTGCCATGATAACCTCTTTTTCATTTACGCCATTTTGTCCTAGATCGCGTAACAAATCAATTATCAACGGAAATACACCCTTCTTACCCTTTCCATTCTGCATCATTTTTTTACTATCTGATTCCGCATAAAATGTCATATCTCCGTAATTTACATACATTGACACTGTTGCGCTGGAATGATAAGTCAGACCATTTTGTTCTCTCAATATTGTGAATAAGCGACCACTCATTGTGCCTCCAACAATAGTCTTTAATAACATTAATTTATAACGATCCGCTTCATCCACACGAAATCCAACGACCAAATTCGTCGTTACCTCGCTCTTTTTCTCTATTATTTTAATCAAAGTTTCCGTTTGTGGAGGCAAATATTGATCTAGTTTTGGATCGCAGAGAACACGGTTCTTCGTTTTTACAAAGAACGACGCCGCTACAATATGCTTGACGTGTTCGAACGGTAGATTTGATACAATACTTATAACCATTCGGTTGGGTTGATATCGCATTTTATGTATCTCATGCATTCTGGTACACGTAAGTTGCTTTGTGTGATATGAAGTATTATCTATCGGAAGTTCATATACGCTACCTTTATACATTAGCCGATCCAATTCTACAAATGCAATATCACTGGAGTCGTCGCTATTCTTTGAATTTTCTTCTATAACCACTTGTTCTTCTTTGATGCAATCATTTTCTTTAAATACCGAGTTTAACATCATGTCAGATACCAAATTCACCATACTCTCTAGATAATGGGTATCGCACTTCACTATATAACAGGTAAATAGCTTGTTTGTAAGCGCATTCATATACGCACCTATTTTATCGTAAATCTGCGTAAGTTTTATAGAATCCTTGACTGACTTTGTACCTTTAAAGCACATGTGCTCTATGAAGTGTGCGGATCCTTTGGCGTCGCTCGGTTCATCTGCAGATCCGAAATCGCAAAATGTTCGCACGTAGGTTACTGGTATATTTCCAGGCGATTTTTCATAAACCATTCGGAACCCATTTGGGAACGTGTACGTTTTTACGCTCATTATTATAATACGATATTATAATAATATATTTATTTAACGCTTGCCCTCACCGATCTCAAGCGGGACACGTCCGTAATCCGGCTCAATGGTGCTCTTGTGCCAAGGTCCAGTGTCAACAACGGGGATGATCGGATCCGAGCGCTCCTGGAGGTTCGCATTGCGAAGGCTCTGTCCGACAGTGTCTAAACCAATGTGGACGCCAGCCTGGAGGAGGTCCGGCATGTTAATGTTAGAGCCATTGAGGTTATTCAGCGAAGTCCACTTGTTATTCGCGTCCTTCGGCAGGAGGTCAACCGGATTGGCAGTGGGCGAAAGAGTGTAGCTGTTGTCGGATGCAATCGGAGCGGGGAGAACGGCATCACTGGGAGGAGCAGCCGTCGTGGCGGGAGGAGCAGCGGTAGATCCATCCTCAACACCCTCAAAACTGAAAATCTTGCTATTGGAGTAGTACAAGAGCGCGACGCTGAGTAAAACGGCCATAACTAAAACTAAAATTCGCTTAGGGGCGAACCATGTGGAAAGTCCTTTCATTACCTGTTGAAAATTTGTCGACATCCTGTTTATATAAACGGGTGATAAATTTATTTTCGTAAATTGCTAAATAAATTTAGTTTTCTATCTCTAGGTCTTCATCCAAATCACTGTCGTCGCTTAAATCAGTCAACATGTATGTATTTTTAATGTGCTTTGCTTCTAAATAACTTGTTAGCGCCAATTCCTTTGCAACGCGGGCCTTTTTCAGAGCCTCCTTATACATTTTATAATAAACGTCGTTGCGTTTTTTAAGAAAAAGCTTCTCATCCGATTCAATAGAATCTAGTTCTAGTTCTATTTCTTCTAAATCATCTGGTGATTTTAACTGCACTTCTATTTCCGGTTCGGGTTCCGGCTCAGGCTCAGGTTGAGGCTCAGGTTCGGATTGTGTTTCTTGTAATATTGTTTCCGTTAGGTTCTCTTCTGGTAGCGGCGCTTCAGTTATTTGTATATTCTCAGGTTGTACGGGCAATGACTTCGGTTCTTCTAAAGGTTTCGCCGGTTTTAATAATATGCATTTTTCAAATAGATCCACTGGTTTCAATATCAACAGTTGCTTCATCTCTAAGTCAATCTGGAACATGCGCGGAGAACAGCGAATGCCTTGTATTTCAAGTATGGTTGCAACGTTTTCATTCTCTTTCAATGTATCGCCGTCTACCAGGTTCTCGTTTTCATCATATATCTTAAGAGTAGTCTTACCGAGAGCGCTCGGTATATTGACTCGCGCAATATAAAACTTACCAGACTTGAATATTTTAAGTGGCGATGCAAATGAGTTCTCTATATCGTGTTCTTCTAGTTCCGTTTCAAACCATTTCGCACGATTATTAAAGATCAGCTTTCTACTATGGATTTCTAAATTTTCCATCCAACGAATGAAATTCTCGTTCTCGTTTGTAAACATCAAGTCGCAATAAGAACGCTTACCTGCCTTTATGATACCCTGTTTCAACTTACAATTTGGAGGTTGTATGTATAGCGGACGATCATTTAGCAAATATTTGATAAAATGATTGCCGCCAGAAACTACAACGGGAGATGTCATCGTCAATTTCTCAAATGAAAAATTATCATTTGGTTCTATAATCGCGTTCATTATGATATGATATACATTGAAATAATTATTAAGCTATAAACGCGTAGAGTGTAATAATAGTTTTTCTTTGACGTTTATAACAGAATGCGTAACGTAGTTGCGGATTTCTTCAAGAACGAAGACATCAAACGTGATATAAAAGATGTTATCAAACCTGTAGTAAAATTCATATATGATGAAATTTATATTTATTTGTGGTTCATTTGTTTGTATAATGTATTCTTTATTCTGGTAGTTTTAGCGATATTGTATCTAATCATACAACTGCCGCCAAAGATAAAAATAGCACAGGCGACGTTTTTATAAAATATATTTACAATATATATAAATATGCCTAGGAGATCTCAACAGAAGAAGGGAGGAGCTGTCGCGCTTACGCCCGGTGATTTCAGTGGTGGCGGTGGATGCCCGGTAGCGGCAGACCAAGCTGCTAGCATGTCCGGCGGCGCTGGAGCCGCTGATTGGGCGATTAGTGTGTTTGGTAACACGGATTCGCAGCAGGCTGTTGCTGGGTCTAACGTGATTGAGATGAAAAATCCGGAGGCGGTTGCGGTGCCTTCTGCCGACGCCGGTGTTAAGGGAGGTGATAACAAGAAGGGTGGACGCGGTGTTCTTACGGACGTCGCTGTCCCTGCGCTTCTCCTGTACGCTAACAACACATTCAAGCGCAGGAAGAGCATGAAGCGCGTTAAGAAGTCCCGCAAGAGCCGCAAGTCTCGTCGTGGGAAGCGTTAAATAATATATTTATTATTATAATAGAATGGATAATAATAAAACAAAGGCAGAATTCATCAACGACGTACAGAAGTGGGTTGCGATAGATACGCAATTGAAATCGGCTAATGAAAAAATCAGACAATTAAGAGACTCTAGGAATCAACTGACTACTCAAATTTGTGGGTTTGTAGACGCACAGAATATGCGCGACACAAAGCTAGAGATCAGTGATGGCAATCTCAAAGTGTATGACCGCAAAGAGTATGCACCGCTCACATTTGGATATATTGAGACGTCGTTAGATAAGATCATACCAAACAAGGAACACGTTGAGTACATTTTGAAATACCTTAAGGAGAACCGGGAAATAACAACTGTGCCTGATATACGCCGAAATATCACAAAATAAATATACAAATACTATATAGATATGCTATACGAAGACGCATTTTTAGATAAAGTTGAATTCGGTACTACGACATATACGGATTTCCAGGGTGGTGGAAGTGATGTGAAAGAGTGTGTCGCTGGGTATCCATTATTAAAGCATCTATCCATTCCAATGGGGTTAATCGTTAGACCATTTCCAACGGCGAATATCATAAATGCGGATCTTATTTTGGATGTTATGGAATCCGACAAATACGATGCGCTGTATGAAAAAACACTGGATACTAACAAAGGGCGGAAGACAAGGCGTGAAACACGCCCGGTTACAAACAAGCGAATCACTAAGCGCTCGCTTTTTTGAACCCTATAACGCCACACGCAACTCGTTCGCCTGCATTACCGGTTATTAGAGATTCAGGATTCCCTCCTAACCCTAGATCATCCTCGTCCTTATGGACCAGTGCCATTCTCCCAATAATACAAGCGCGGTGTCGGAGCCTTAATGAGAGAACCGACGACGTTAGCGATCCGACTGCTTTACCATCTTTTGAAATTACATTACCCAGATCTCCCGCATGTCGCTCTGTAGAATCTAACCCACCGTGCTTCTTATTATACGGATTAAAATGCGCGCATGCACTCTTGCAACCATCTGTTAAATCACCACACTCATGTATGTGGAAACCATGTTTGCCATCGGAAAGACCACTGATATCATAATCTACTTTCACTCCCTTAGCAGTTTGCGTAAAAATAATTGTACCATTTACCTCGCTGTCCTTATTCCCAAGAACCGAAACGGCTTGTATGGCGCCCCCTCCGATTTTTTTACAACCAGCGTACGGCGCGCAGGACGATCGCATAGTGAACCCTCTAGGATTTTCACACTGTTTTCTAGTAAATCTCCTAGGTAGATTGAATGTTTTTCCATCCGTTAGTCTCTTACAGGTCTTCGCCGTTCTATGAGCGGTACAACACGACATCTATATATATATATACATGTTAAAACAAATATAATTAACAAAACCAATTAAAATATACATTATTAATTATAATAATGTTTAGACGACCGAATATACCTAAATTTGTCCTCTCTGATCCGTTGGGATTGTTCTCTCGTTTGAAGCCAGATGAACGCATGATACAACAGGTGGCAAGAGATTATTGCCAAAAGGAGTTGATGCCTCGTATTTTAATGGCAAACCGCAATGAAGTATTTGATCGTAATATAATGAAGGAAATGGGGTCTATTGGATTACTTGGACCAACGTTACCTGAAAAATACAATTGCGCTAATGCCGGATATGTATCATATGGTCTTATTACGAACGAGATAGAAAAGGTGGATTCCGCATATAGAAGCGCCATGAGCGTACAATCCAGTTTGGTTATGTATCCAATTTATGCATATGGAAGTGATTATTTGAAAGATAAGTTTCTACCTGAACTGGCATCTGGTAATTTGATCGGGTGTTTTGGTCTAACCGAGCCGAATCACGGATCTGATCCATCGGGTATGGAAACTCATGTACGTTACGACCCGTCCTCTGATGAATTCATTATTAATGGTTCCAAAAACTGGATTACGAACGCGCCTATTGCCGATGTCTTTATTATATGGGCGAATGATGAACAACACCGAATACAAGGGTTTGTCGTAGAGCGTGGAACGCCAGGTTTGGAGACATATAAAATAAACGGAAAATTCAGTCTTCGCGGAAGTGAAACGGGAACAATCTTTTTAGATAATGTACGTGTTCCAGCTACACACCATCTGGATAAAATTAGTGGACTGGGAGGACCATTTGGATGTCTAAATAATGCTCGGTATGGTATTGCATGGGGATCGTTGGGATCCGCTGAGTTTTGTATGAATGTTGCCCGAGAATATACATTGGGACGAAAACAGTTTGGCGCGCCGTTAGCTGCGAATCAACTCATTCAGAAAAAGCTTGCTGATATGTTATCTGAAATTACACTCGGACGTGAGGCGTGTTATCAAGTAGGTCGCATGATGGACGAAGGAAAGGCTTCGCCTGAGATTATTTCACTTATAAAGCGAAACAGCTGCGGTAAGAGTCTAACTATTGCACGCGAATGTCGTGATATGCTAGGTGGAAATGGCATATCCGATGAGTATCACGTTATAAGACACGTTATGAATTTAGAAGCGGTAAATACATACGAAGGAACAAGTGACATTCATGCGCTCATTTTAGGAAAAGCAATGACAGGCATTCCCGCATTCGCACCGAAATCCTAATAAAAGAAATATTTAAACCGATGAAGATTTCAAATGGGACGCCTACGGCGTCTGTTTGGAAACTTATCGGTCATAATCCTTAAGAAAAAATGGAACTTCGTTCCATTTTAATTCTTCAAGGGTTTAATAACTTAAATATTACTTGTGTATAACATAAAATAGTATTATGCAAGTTCATCCGATTGATTCCAAAAGAGAATCGTTGTTGCGAGAGATAGAGCAAATAGAGACTTATATGGCCGAATACAAAAGTCAGAGTGGGTGTGTATATTGGATTACTATATTTTCGCACAAGACCTACATAGGTGCCTTATATCAGAGGCTTAGACAGGTGCGCGCCGAATACGAAAGCTACTATTAGTTTGTCTAATAAGCAGACCACTTGTCTTTATTGAATGAGTTTATCACTACATCCTTCCATTCTTTCTTAGGATCTGTCGCATCTTTTGCTGCGGGCGTCAACGACGCTTTCTTTGCACTCATAAGGGCTAGATCGGCTTCCGACGCAACGGGTTTCTTACCATAGCAGTTGACTCCGAATTTAATATTCGGGTTACCCATATATCCACCATTCACTCCGGGTCTGCCACAGTCGTTCGCGTGTGCCTTATTTCTCTGCAGAACCGACCAAGTATCTTTTTGAGTAGGGAAGAATGCCATTTGGCCCTCCGACCATCCGTAATTACACCATTCAGCACCTTTATTGTACGCGTCTTCAATCTCATCATAACTAGCTAATCTAGCGCCATAGGATCCGCAGACACTCTTAGCATCATCGTATGTATATAAATTATTAGATACGTTGAATACCTCATCAGATGCGCCTTTTAAAACGCGTTCTTCTTCTTCATCAGGTTCGCTCTTGGTGGATGGAAAGATATTATCCAATAAGGATATGCCGAGAACGTGCTTGAAAAAGTTGAGTATCAAAAGAACGCACAGGTAAATCCAACCAATACTGGATACAAATGTAAGCGAAAATGGCGAATCGGCAGCCATAGTAAGTAGTTTATACGCATACATAGCGCCTGTCAGTGCAATTAAAAATATACCTAGATAGATTACAATATCAAAATCAGCAACACTTCGCTTTAATTCGTCCTTCAAATACTCTGCGAATGTCTTATCCTTGTTCTTATAGTATAAATAAACGGCATAGTATACAAGTGCGCCAAATACAGATATGTCAATTATCTGTGCGATGAAAGCTTGCATGGACGCAAGCTTATCCTTAAAAAATATAGCTAAAATAACCATTATAGCAAAATAAACTGCTAAAAACCAGAGGATTGTATTCACATTTTCACCACTAAACAAACTCTTAAAATCAACCTTTGTATCCTCTATTTTTTCAGCAGTGTCCTCTATTTTTTCAGTAGTATCATTTATTTTTGTATCGCTCATGATATATTATAACTATTTATTTTTTTTGCGATAAAAAAGGCAGTAAGCCATCGGAGTTACTATAGACTCCGGATTTGATATCATACCTATATTTGTATCATTATAGTGAATCCATTCATTTGCATAATTACGCACGAATGCAGTATAATGGCCTCCATGTACCCCTCCCATATGATTGCATATTGCGTATAAATCGTATTTATAGGTGCTTGCATTATAACCCGATACGTATTTTGATAGGTCTAAATCAGTCAAGGGGAATGAGATCAAATCGTTATTCTTACTGGAACCATCCGACGTAAATCGCTTCAGCGTAATTATCAACACACTCGGAAAATTCCAAAAGGTTATACCCTTTTGAATATCCTCCTTCTCTCCAGTTTTCTCGTTCAGCCATGCGTTCTCTCCACTTAGAATCTCCGGTTGAGTGAATGTATCAAAACAATCGTATATAGTTACCGAAGGCTTGGTCGGCACTGGGAGATTCATAACAAAATAACTCTCTGGTTTGATGGAATGTACGGTCTTACCATCCGCCGATGCAATTTGCGAAACGTGGATACCATAGAATATACTCATGATTTCAGAATAATCTTTCGCATAATCTGCCTGAATCATTGTATAGCATTTCATTGCTAGTTCATCAGTTGCGTTCTCTTTCGTCCCGGATATTTTTATATTCACTTTGCGAGACATCGCTTCATGTATGGATTCAATCATAAACAAAAGGAATTCTGGCATATCATTCTGACTCCATCCTGTAAAGAGATCCTTTCCCTTTTGGCGGGCTATTCGCTGTACGTTTGCTACGAACCTGTTTGGTGATACTATAGCATCCTGCCTCCACATCATTTGTCGTAAATCATTCCATTCGCTTAATATCTTATATTTGTCACCTTCCCCGATTCGTGCTTTATCCAATAGATCATTTAATTCATATGTATGATTTAGTGCTTGTAGACACGCATTTAAAAAACATGTGTTTCCCAGATTTGCCAATCCCGAATAACACTTTGTTCTCGGTAATTCCATTTTAATTATTATAATATAAAACTATTACTTTATATAATTCAATGAATACATTTAATAGACCTCGCGCCCGTTCTCAGGAATTCCTAAGGACTTTCATAGCTGAATACAATCAGATCATACGAACCCACACGGAAATGATGTGCGAATACAATCGTAATGTTCGTAATATCTTAACTTTAATACAACGTAATGGTGAATATGGATCTACTCCCACTCCCGTGCCGACCCCGACAACACGGTCTAGTAACCGGTCTGATATTGCAACGCTTATATACCTATTGAGTCAAGCGGGCGTGGAGGAAACGCGTGCTGGGCTATCGCCGATTCAAATAGCAAATGCAACAGAAAATGTTTTATACACAACCGAGGCATTCCCTGAAATCACCCAATGCCCTATATCTTTAGACGAATTTGAAGACGGCGAAGTGGTATGTCAAATCCGCCATTGTCGTCACATTTTTAAGGCTCGTAATATAAGGCGATGGTTTGAAACACACACTTGTTGTCCGGTTTGTCGTCACGATTTAGAAAATCCAAACCCTGAATCTCTGCCGGCGCAAACACCCTCCTCTAGCATTTGGTCTAGTTTATTCAATCGTAGTTTGGATGTATCTGGGAATGATGTATACACAATTGAGTTTCCTATGCGATTTTAACCGCACGCCTGCTTTCAACGGAAGAAGTTGGTGATCGGTTGCATCTTGTTTTTCTCATTAGATATCTGATTCAGTACTTTGTCGAATAATAATGTTTTCACCTTTGCGGAACAGTATTTTTCCTTTTTCTTCATATACAGCTCCCAATCACCACTGCATTCCTTTTCCATTATTGCAATGTCCTTCCTATACGTCTTGATTGCGCTAGGTTTACGCTGATGTTCCCAAATCAGTTCTACAGCGAGACCGAATAGCTGCTGAAGCGGCTTCATCAGTTGATTGGTGATATAATGCGTATAATCAATCTTCACTTTGTTGGATAGAATGAACTCCGGTGTTTCAATTCGCTCGCCCATGAGAGCCTTCGGTTTGTCGTTTATAACAAAGAGGTATTTCACTCGGTCTCCCGGTTTCGGCTTATTTCCGGGATCACGTTCGCCGATGCGATTCGCAAGGACCTTGTGTGCGATCTGATTCGGATTCTTATAGTCGCTTCGGAGTGCACGGGTGATCGCAAGCTTATCCATTGGTACTTTACCTGCGATGAGATCGTTGAGTGAATCATTTAGGAAGTTGATGGAACCCTCCAGGTTATTTTGCTTCACCAGGAGATTCAGAATTCCGCCATATGTGTCCTTCAAATAATCACACGCATCACGACGTTTCAGACTCAGTCCCATATACTTGAGTTTTCCCTTGTTCGGATCCGTCTCATAAAGCATACCGAAATACCGCTTTTTGGATAAGAGGACGAATGGCATCAGTGTCTTCTCGTAGGTCAAGTCCATCGGCGCCTTGAGGAACGACGAACAGAGATGCGCGACATCTTGTGCGATTTCAATTGTTATTTCCAATGCCTTTTTACCGCGGATGTTTTCGCCAGTCACTGGATCTTGCAGGTTGAATGTGAAGAACACACTATCGGTGTTGTGTACGATCATAGATCCGATTCCCGCTGCGAAGTGGTGATTCTCCGTAGTCAGGTCATATACGAATCCAGTGTACTCAATTTCATTCATTTTTTTTATAGCATTCGGATTTTTTCTCTGTGACTTATTTGTCATTGTAACCCTATATATATCAGGTTTGTCAATGCGAGTATTCAATGACGTTTTCCATCCAAGACTATTCGCTAGCCAGCAAATGTGCGCCGCGCTAATTTGATTTTTCTGATCTATTCTGACATAACCATTTGAGTCTTTATCTCCATCGGCATCATATAATCCTTTCCAGAATGACTGGCGCACTTCGTGAGATCCCATAAGAATTCCACTCGGTATAACTTTTGCTTTACCACAATACATCATATCCCTATATTTCTCTACAAATCTTGCGATGGATCCGTATTTTTCACATTTAGGTGAAATCTTGTATACGCCTGAACTGTCTATCGTATCCATATATCTCCATTCAAATTCATCATAAACCTCGTTACACAATTCAATATATTCAGAAATTATTTGTAAGGATGCGTTATTCAGGGCCCATGAATTCTTCTTACCCGACGGGCAATGGTACGAACCGCAACTACCGTCACCGAAGAAGAACCCCATAATTCTAGCCTCTTTAACCGATATACTGTTATCCGACGTCATGCTATCTGGCAATGAATGATGCAGCAACTCAGTTCCAATTGATACATCTTTTGGAGATATTTCTTCTCCGTTTGATTGTATCAGCGAATGATCGTCAGTTACATCAACTAGCCCAGTGTGAGTAAGTATGCGAATCATCTTTTTGTGAGGCGCTAGTTCGTGTCTAATCACGCGATGGAGTTTTGTCCATCCCTTCTCCGTCCATGTTTCAATACCATATAATTCGCAAAATTCCTTATCTTGCTTGCCTTCTTCTACGCATTTGCACCAATTATTATTACCAAACTTAGATCCTAGATCTTCAATGCTGCATATGTCAAATAAATTCTCATTTATCCTCACGTATACGGGAGTATAATTAGCTACACTGTCACCATACACGTACTCTGCCTTGGTAAGGACCGGCCCGTGGCATCCCGTTTCGTACTGCAGATTTCCATAGACGTCCTCAATCATCCGCTTCGCGTATGTAATCATTGAACGTCCTGTCGCCGTAGTGGACGCCGCTATGTCCTTCTCGTAGAAGGTGGATGTTTTCGCACCACACTGACCGTACAGCGAGTTCGCAGTCACCTTGTATCCGAGCTGACGCTTATCCAGAATGTTCTGCATGAACGGATCTTTCTCCGTCTTCGCCATCTTCCTCGTATCGGACCTCGCCTTCAATAGTTCCTCTAGGATCGCCGGCATGATTGCGTCTTGTGACTGCGCCCATCGGCAAATTATCTTGCCTGACTTAGTTTTAACCGCTTTCGCAACCGGGTTATTGTTAGGGCGCAAATACCTGTATGTATCAAATTCAATATCAATATACTCTACGCCCGGCAAATTATCATATTGCATGTCGCCAGTCTGTTTTATCAACTTACCTGTCAAATCATACTCCTTCGTCCATACCTTCGTGTCATGAGAGTACTTCTGTGAAATCATCGCTGACGGGTATAGTGACGCATAGTCCACGCATGCCACAGGATTATCCATATACATCGCGCATTTGGGTGGAAGAACGATCGCACCCTCGTATCCCTCGTTGGACCCACTGCGATCCAAGTCAGGCATGAGGGTATTCTTTTCTCGGCATTTCTTCCCAACATAGCTTGTCAGTTTTATGCCCTGTCCTCGGAAGATGAGAAAGCTGATCGGAACACTACAAATCCTCGCCATCTCCACATACCCAGTCATAACATCTATTTTTCGCGCCAGGTGGTGTACCAGGTTACAATCCTGCAAACAGTATTTCGCGACGATCGCACGATCCGCCGACGATCCATTCGCGAGTCGGAAAATGTCCTGTGGAGTCACATCATCCTTCGCCATACCCCAACGGACATGCTTGGTAGTATCAATGTCCGTGTAATGCCCGCCAATTAGAATCACAGTCTGAGTCTCATCTTTGCGAATATCCAACACGCGGAATTTACGACCGTTCGCATAGTAATCCGACGAAAATCCGGTGACTTCAATATGAAGGAAGTCATTCACGTTCAATCCAGTCAGGTTCTTGCTGTGAAGTTCGGTGACGTCGCCATGTACCGGATCAGTGGATGTAGTAATTTTCTTGATGTCGTCGCCTATGTATTGACCGGCTACATCATCCAGTTTGTAGGATGACAGGTTGAAATCGCGGCGGAAATAAGTATACATATCAATCTGCAAGCGACCGGCCGTTTTGAAGTATTTTAGATCATACTCGCCACTTGCCAATACAACCTTCGCATTCTCAATACCGGTAATCTCGCCACTTTGCCCGAACTTGGCACAAATTTCATTTTTCTTACGTGACAACATGAGGAATTCGCGCTCGCAGTGATTCTCCTGTGCTCGGCGGAACATGAAGTCATAATCAAAACCAAATATATTGTATCCGATAATGATGTCGGGACTCTCTGTTTGGATGAGCTCCGCCCACTTCAATAACAGATCGGATTCGCGATTGACTGACTCAATCACGGCTCCGTCAACCGGATCGCAGGAACCTAACACCAGGCAGTGATTCAAATAAGGTTCCGAATCCCCATACTTCATGAATGTGGAACCAATGAATGTTACCTTGTCGCCTTCCAGCTCAGGGTAAATCGCGCTCATGACATCGTCAACGAACTTCAACTTCTGATCGCGGGTATAATCCGTGTTGAATAGAACGTCGGTGATAGTTGCCTTCGCAGTAATCCTTGCCGGCTTTTCATACTTTTTGTAATAAAACGTTTTGGGTTCATCATCATCTTCCTCATCATCGCTATCGGGTTCCTCTGCATCGTCTTCTATAACTGCCTCATCCTCTTCCTCGTCCGGTTCCACTGTTGTTGGCTGCGCTGCTGGCTGCGCTGCTGGCTGCGCTGTGTACATCGCACTGATCGTATTCACCTTCGCCGCCTCCTTCATCTTTTCCGCATCTTTGATCGCCGTAACAAGCAAACGCTCCGTCATCTTCACGATAGTATCTCGTGATTGTGGATATTTCGGATATACCAAATCAATGTCATCAAACTTATCATACCCAAACGCGGTCAGCATTACGCGTTCCAATAACATCTTTGCGCGAGACGCATCCGGAGAATGCTTCTGGAATGCGTCAACCAAATTTGACGCGAGGCGCTTGTAGGTCTTTATCGGCATAGGGAAATCGCCGTGGCTACTACTGGCCTCAATATCAAAACTACAGATCTTGTATGGCACTCGCGTCTCCTTTTCAGGAAGCGGTTTGATACAATCGCAGGTACAAACATACTCATAGTCGCATGTCGTGGTGAGTTCCGATGGGACGGTCGCCTTTTTTGTGAAAATCTGAATCCATCCCGACGGACTGATGTTATGGATGTGGAAATATCGTAGCAGAGGAGGTATCGCACTCTCGTATAGTTCCATGTTAATTCCCTTGAATTTCATCGGTATCATTTGTTGGTTTTCGTTATACCATAGACGCTTGGTCCGATTCATTGTGGATGAATTCTCAAACGTGAGCTTCACGAACTTGTATAATTTTCCTGCGGTATAACCATACAGTTTTTTGTGTTCCACCAGTTCTGCGCTGATAATCGCCGTAGTATTGATTCTCTTTGACAGATCATGATAGAGTGCGCGGGCATCGGAATCCGTCCAATTATCCCCCACCTTCACGTAGAAGAAGGGTTTGTACCCATTTACGGTGATACTACACGTCTCTCCTGTCTCGTTTACTCCGAACATCTGGATCGCAAACTGGCTCTTCTTCTCTGACCGTTCATCGTATACCTGGAAGTCAATCAACTTGAATGACTTAGAGCAAACGACGGGCTTCTTTGACATTGTATTGTGTTAGATTATGTATTTATCTTGTTTTCATTGGTAAAACAAAATCAATCAATTTTTAGGGGGAGCCAAGGTTCTTGGAAACTTCGTTTCCATATAGCTTATAATGTCGTTTGGTTTTTCTGTTGAGTTTCTGTTTTGATTTTTTATTTCGGCTTGATTTTCGCCTTCCACCATTTAACTTCCGCTTTTTTATGCTTCCTTCTTCACCATTCTTCTTAGGTGTTGTACCAGTTAAATAACTTAACACTTCTAACTGTAAATCTGGTCCCATCCCCTCTATATTTGCTCCAAGTTTTTTTAACTGTAAATCTGGTCCCCCCTCCTCCTCTATATTTGCTTCAAGTTCAGATAAATATTTTTTAGGATCGTTTCCATATAATATATCCTTTTGACGTATTGCTGCTAATGTAGCATATGCGGTTGATGTGCGATCTTCCCAAATAATCGCGGTCTTGTCGTAGCTACCGGACACAATTCTCATCCCGTAAATTGCGACGGAGGTAACAAAACTTGTGTGTCCCGTTAATGTTTGTTCCAAAACTCCAGTCACAGCATTCCATATCTTGACAGTATTGTCCTTGCTGCCGGAGACGACTCTTGTTCCATCGATCGCGACGGAGGTCACATGACCAGTGTGTCCATGTAACGTATGTTCCAAAACCCATTCATTATTGTTGTTATTTAATTTCCATATCTTGACAGTATTGTCATTACTGCCGGACACAATTCTTGTTCCATCGAACGCGACGGATGTCACAGACCAAGTGTGTCCCCGTAACGTCTGCTCCTCAACTCCAGTCTCAGCATTCCATATCTTGACATTTCTGTCTTCGCTGCCGGATACGACTTTCGTCCCATAAAATGCGACGGAGGTCACAGTACCATTGTGTCCTGTTAAAGTTTTCTCTTCACGATCCCCCTTCTCAACATCCCAAATATATACTCTCTTATTAGGGCCCTCTGACACGCCCCCTAACACGATTTTTTTTCCGTCTGGGCTGAACGCAACAGATTTCAACAAACCATTACGATAATGAAAATTTTTCTCGGGTCTATCATTATCGGCGTTCCAGATTTTCACTGTCCCGATACTCTCGGTCCATGATGTACCTGGAATTTGTCTAATATGTTTTTTAGTCACTGACGCTATTTTCGTTCCGTCGGGGCTGAACGCAACAGAGATAACCTCTTCATCTGGAAGATTTAAATTCCTTGGAAGATTTAAATTCCTCTCCAAAATCCCATTCGCAGCATTCCAGATATTTACATTACCGTCGGCGCTACCTGAAACAATTTTCGTTCCGTCGGGACTGAACGCAACAGAATTCACAGTTTTAGAATGAGACAATATGTTAGATAACCTAAATGCCATTATATTATATTATATTATATTATTATACGATAATTTCTTTAATCAATTTTACACATTTCAAACGAAAAATTGGTTTAACCACTTAAAGACAACATTATGTATAAATACATAGACATGAATAGAACCGAACTATTGTATGCCACATTTGCTAAATCGTGTAATACCATAAATGAATTATACGAAAAAGTGCCTCTTGGTAATTGGAGCAGACCTAAACCCTCCTCTATGACAACCGCAGAACAACTAATTGCTATGCAACGAGAAACTTACAAAGTAAAAAGCCATTTGGATCTTGATTTGAAAAAAATTACGGTTTTCAATAGCAAAATGAATGAAATGGACTTAAAATATATTGAACTTGAAAAAATGGCAATTTCACAAACTAAAAAGTTTTGGGAAGAAAGAATGATTCCGTCAATTCCAACAATTGAACGCCTCATAACAGAAACCGAGTATTGTGAAACTATATTGAATGATATTGAGGCGCTGAATGAACTTGAAACATCTGGACTTTTACGAGAAACAGCAAATGCTGAACTTGAAAAGAAACGAATTGAATGGGTTTCATTTCTTCATAAATTCAAAGATAGAATTAAACCGCAATTGATTTATGATGACGATATTAAGACGATGGATAAAAATATTATACTTTTGGAAATAACATTGGAACAAGAAAAGAATAAATATGAAAACAAAATAGCACAAAAAACTGAATGGGAATTATATTTAAACAACCAGATTCCAGCATTGGAAGAGGGTATTACGACTTTAACCCATCAAATAGATAGCACCAAGATAGGAATGGAGAGAACCGAATTAATGATAGAACACAAA